CACAAACAACCCACGCACCACCTATAAGAAAGGAAAGACAATGCACCTACATTGGATAATTACCCCACGCAATTGGGGTATTGCACTTAATGTCGCTTGGTATTCATTCTCTAAAGAGATTGCTATCCAAGTCGGTCCGTTTAATGTATCCGTATCGTTAGGAGACGAGCAATGGAAGAGTTAGCCCGCATTATTGACGAACATCTCAGCAAGTTAGAGGAGTTTTGTATCGCAACCCTTGCCGAAGTCGGCACTATGCGTCTGCAAGTCAAACTCCTCAAGGAGACGCTCAATAAGTAGCATTATGTGAGAGGTCTACATCTACGTAGACACCGGGCGGGTTGAGAGCTAGAGGGGGCTCTCCCCGCCCTTCTTTTATCCCTCTACAGGAAGGCAACAATGAACACGCTACAAGTAACAGCCAAGATAAGTAAGGCAGGTGCTATCACTCAGCACGACAAGCACTTGCTATGTCTTGCAATCATTCAACAGGTAATGGCTATGCAGATAAAGGAGACTATCTATGTTCCGCAGTTATCCCAACAAGGACAAGTCCAAGGTACAAAGGATTCAGGAATTGAGGCGCTCGAATGCAGCAACTTCCTTACCCAACAAGAAGCGTTGGTCTAGGCGTATGCGTAGGCTATGGAAAAAGGAGATAAGCAATGACTGACGATATAACAGTTATCAGTATAGGTACTAATATTGAATCTAACAAAGGGCTTGTACTAGCCTGTAAGCCGGGCATATATCCAAACACAACAATAGTGCTGTGTTTTCTAGCCCACAATAAAGTAACCCCTTTTGTTGTTCACACATATATGGAAGACTCAGGTATGTGTGTACAAGGGGATTATGGACGAACAATACAAGAAGCAATCTCAGACTATGAGAGCAGAAGGTCATAGAGTAACTAATACTAACTGTCGCTCCAACACAAACAATCCCCGCCTGTACAGTCAGGACACACACTAAACACCTACACTCAAAGGATAAGCACGACGCAGCGGTTGTCTGTTCAACTTAGCGTTCTATGCTTGTAATTCCCCACAGTTGTTGAGCGCAGTGGCGTATCGGATAGATTCCTAGAATCTACTCACTAACAGGGCTGTGGAAAAGGTAAACCCGAAGATGAGTAAAGGTCCTTTTGTAGTTCGTTTAGTGTGTGTCCTGGTTGTATAGACAACCAATGAAAGGAATATCGAGTGTGTATTGAGAAATTAGGCAAAGCAGTTGCTAAGGCTTCGAACGCTTTACTCAGTAATGAGTTCGCTAATAGATGTATCCGAACCCCTGGTCTGAGCCCTTTACGATACCCATAGCCATCGTGAGTTATGGATTGAACTGATTGTCCAATCCCTCTTTAATCCTGGATAACTGACAGTATGGGGGTTGCCTAGCAACCCCCATCTGTATTAGTATTCCCACAAGTAGTGGGATGTACCTGCTAAAAGGAGGTACCGCAATGGCGAAACCCGCCTTGCAATATTGTAACAACTGTGGTCGGAGAATCCAATCACACCAATCCAAGCTAGAAATCAGAGTCCGCAATGGTACTGATACCTATCACGAAACTTGGAAAGGTTGTTACGAATCCACTCGAGAGAGTGGCAAATATGTCTCTACTAAATTGGAAGAAGATCTTGTAAAGATTACTCCAATTTACTAGTGACAGTTGGTCTGGCGAGACCTGAGGTAAAACACGACTCCTGAGCAATGAGGTTAAACTGCTCACCATAATTGGTATGGCACGATAGTGATAGCTCCTAGGAGTAAAAAGTATCCTCGCCTACGCCAAACATCCTGAGCACGATGATTAAAACTGCTCATCTAATAGAAAGGATAACAATGGAAGATTTTAAAACCACACCGATACACAAAACAAATGTATTACCTCTTAGATGGTTTGCTAATTGGTGCGACCACTTATCTTCATACCCATTGCATAAAGCATTAAGATATGAAATTAAGTATGAGAACGAAGAGACTATGCCCAAAGCAGGGTATAGATGGTGGAAGTTATATAGCATCATAGATGCACCCTATCGTAAATGGGGAACAACTGATCTATTAGATTGGCATATCTAATGCAACCAACACAAACAACGCCCGACACATTCATCGGCAAGCACCTGTTCATTATAGAGGCCCAGTTATTCTATGGCCTCACACGCAACGAAGCATTGATGCTATGGAATGATGGCATCAACACTCTATACACTCGTGTAGAGACAATCAACTAACCTCCGAAAGGGGCCAGACAATGGCAAAAGGTAGAGGAGGAGCACCAGCTCCTAAAGTAAACACAGCGGGCGACCGTAAGAACGGTAAAGCACGCAAGAAAAACCCAGGCCCAGCACAGCCAGAAAAGACTAACTTCACTCACGTGAATGGTCGCAGTGCTGCTAGTAATGCCAAGCGTGAAGCTTGGAAGGCTATGGGTGGTCGTTGGAACCACAAATCAATTCCTCATTGGAAAACAGGAAAGGTGTACACAGCAACATCTCTAACTCCGGCATTTGATCCTGAGAAGTTAGAGGCTATGTCTAATGCCTAATAACCTCAAAGTCTACTCTTTGGACTACCTCAAAGAGAAAAAATATTCCGATGACTTGACCGAAGATGCCACTCGTCTAGAGTGTGCTGGTCGTGTTATAGGTATGGTCGATCGTTTAGCAAAAACCAAGCTCTTGCACCTTACCGAAGATGAGCTTCAGAGTCTGAAGAGCGCATTGGTTTACGCAACGATTGGAGAAACGCCAGTAGGCAATGCCTACGTTGAAAACACTCTCGTGGTTATTGATAGCCAAGAGAATGAATATGTTGCAGGAGTCCCTGTAACACCACCTAACTAAAAGGAGGCGTGCTATGGCCAGTAACAAGGTCATCGCAACAACTTGGGCTAAGAAAGACTTAGTCAAGAAACTAACCGAAACACTCAAGCGTATGGACGCAGAGATAAGTGAATGGGAAAAGAACCAATCAACTCTCAACAAGCGTCAAGACGCTTGGGATAGCAAAGCCAAAGCATGGGCTAAAAAGAATGTAGCTAAAGCTTACGAGGTTGATACTAATAAGTATCACAATCGATTCTCTTTAACCTATTCATTTAATATTGAATTGGCTGAGGCTGCGCTAGGTGAACGCCCAACTAATGAGCGTGAACCACAGTACAAAAATACTCGTCATGATGCTGTATCTGAGTATGAGCAAGTACAAAATGCTATCGCTCTAATTGATGGTGCAACTGATACTGAATTCAAGATCAGTTCATCATCTACATGGGCGTCATTCATTCGCTAACCAACACAAACAAACCAGCCCCCGTCAGCAATGGCGGGGGCTTACCCATAAGGAGGTACCAGTATGCGAAAGTTACTGGTTAAGCGCAAGGGACTGATTGACAAGATCAATCGGTTAATGTGGGAAGAACATCAAGATAGCCAGTTCGAAGAGAGCCAAGTAATGCGCTCTTATAGTGCCGGCATAATCGATGGTCTTGGCATGGTAATTGGCTTATTGTCAAATCAACCCGCACAAGAAGCACCGATCTTCCCCATTAGTCTTTCTTTTTATGAGGAAGAAGAACCAGCAAAACAGGTTGAGCGTCTGCGTGAGCGGATGTTTGACTTACAACAGCAGAGCAAAGTATCATTATTTTATGAGGAGGTTGATTAATGATTCCTGATTGGAATTGGGGTTCGACTTTCTTATCTGGAGGTCGCAAGAAGTATGAGCGTCCTTTATATGATAGAGGTCTTCGCATCTGGAAAGAAAACAAATGGGACGCTGATAGTCCCATAAATATAGGTTGGCACTTTGGTGGAGGAACAAGTAAGTTCGTTACCTTCCATAAAGACGGAACAACTGTTATCAGCGGTATAGATACAGTTACACATTGGGGCAGTACTTGGAACCCATTACGCAGTCACTCAGTACGTCTTACTATCCAACGTTACGCAGGTATTCAAGTATTCCAGCGTAATCATAAGTTCTATTTACAAGAAGATGGCGCCCCTCTTAGTAAGCCTAAGATACAAGGCTGTCGTCAATGTTCACAGACCGGATTATTAGATGGTTGGTGCAGCACCGATACTTGTTACAACGTCAAAATAAATGAAAAAGGCTTTCAAACCTGCGCAAAACATCCTGATATGGATGTTAAGGGCCATAGATACTGGCATAGCTTGCCGTGTGTACACGGAAATGATCAGTCTCATATGGTAAAGAGAAGCCAAACTTGTTATTTCTGTAGTGGCTCTAAGAAGAGAGACTATGGAAGTAAACCTGAGCGTACACAGTGGGATGGAACCCCTCTTCGTTTACGTGATGGAAAGATCATCAAATCAGCAGCAACACTACTAGAAAGGATGGTGGCAGACTATGTCGAACCTATCGGCTAAGTATGATCCACAAGCAGTCTATCCACAGATAAGCGGCTCAATAGATGGGGCAGAACAATTAGTTCTGTATGTAAGTGCAGGCATTATGCCTAGCAATCTACTTGAGTGGTCAACACAAACAGAAGCGCTACGTGATGCTTTCTTAGTGATCGCATTAAAAAGCAATTCAACAGAAGGATGTGCTAGAACATTTATTCAAGCACTAAATACTGTTGAGCATGTTCAAACAAAAACCGAACTTACTCTTTGTGAATACGCAGCGAGTATGGCTTATATGTCAGGTCAATTAGACTTGGCAAAAGAAGTAATTATGAGAGTACCGGCACAACAAGCCTCTAATTACATCAAGACTCTGTATCAAGCCATTGGCTTACGCAAATGGACCTCAGAGACTTTCAACCAAGCAATCGCTAACACAACTGATAACGCTATCAATATGTGGAACGTTGAAAAAGAATCACTAAACCTCTAGGTTTGGTATCACATATGAATACCAAATAGGATGAGTTGGCTAAGCCCACCTCTAATCATACTTAATCAATTCAAGAACCGAGTAATTTAAAGGCTCACGCATTAGTAGTACGTGATAACTAATGTATGCGAGATGAAAAGAGAAGGTGCGATGGGCATTCAGTCCCTGTGCGGCAACGGAGGTAAGCCAACTCAACCTAATAACAGAAAGGAACTAATCATGTGCCACGAATGTGGGGATGATGATGATGAGCCAGAGTTCAGTAGCGATGCTATCGAACAACTGCAGCAAATGCCTGAAGATGTCAGAAATGAAATTATTTCTGAACTTCAAGACCATATGAACTATATTATGGAGAAGGCAGAAGAGAACGGCTTTTTGTTTGAGCTCATTACACAATGGCCTAGACAAAAGGTAGCAATGTATGAAGCAGCAGTCGTCATGCAAAGACAAGTTCTTCGTGACGAAGAAAACTACAACTAGAAAGGAACACAATGGAGATAGCAGTATTCACCGAGTCTTACGAACCAAGTATGGGTGCTAAGCGACGTCAAATCCTTATGTCCCCGCATGAAGGTGGAGTCAGAATCTGGTCTCGAATGACTGATGGTAGCAAAGGTCCACACAATAAGTGGGAGGATGCTCACGTAGATCAATTCGTGAACATGATTGATAGCAATGAGCAATTGACACGGACCCCTGTTGGCGTATATGTTACGGCAGCAGATGAGAAGGCAATTGCAGACAAAGGCTATTCTCCTGTATTGGGAACTAAAGCATGTAATCAGCATGCTAAGGCTGAACCTAATACAGATACAACACCGTTCTTAGATAAACTCTATGAACTGTATGACCAAACACTAATTGGAGATGACACATTGGAAACATATGTAATAGATAATCGTCGTCAAGCTGGTGCAACAGTCCCGTTGGTAGTTCCTGTGCCAACACAAACAATGGACAACACATCAGTATCATCCGGTGGCAAAGTGTTTAGCGTAAATCTTGCAACAGTTCCACGCAAGGAATTAGCTGAGCGCTATGTACATCGCAAGGTGTGGGGCGTGGAAGACTTCAAAGTCTATGACCACGCACGTGCTGAAGGTATCAACGTGCTTATCTATGGCCCAACTGGCCCTGGTAAGACTACATCAGTTGAAGCGTGGGCCTCAGAGCGTGGCTTACGTATGGCATCAATCTCTGGTAATGCATCAATGGAGCCAAGTCAAATGACTGGAAAATTCGTCTCCGATGGAGAAGGTGCATTCATGTGGATTGATGGTCCAGTAACTGACGTAGTTCGCAATGGTGGCGTTCTTTTGCTTGATGAGGTTAACTTCATCAATCCTAAGATCTATACCAATCTGTATTCATTGACCGATGGTCGTCGCAATATTATATTGCTCGATCATCACGGCGAGACTATTGAGGCTCATCCAGACCTTACTATCTTTGCTACTATGAATCCAGATTATATCGGCACCACGCCGCTCAACTTTGCGTTCCGCAATCGCTTCGACATTCAAATCCCTTGGGATTATGACGATGCTGTTGAGGAGAAGTTGATTGGTTCTAAGGCTCTTCGCATATTGATGAAGCAACTTCGTGTAGAGGCTGCTAAAGGTCAATATGAAACACCAATCTCTACCAATATGGGTATGGAGTTCACTAAGCTTGTAGACGATCTTGGCTATGAGTTTGCAGCAGAGAACTTTATCGCTCACTTTAGTACAGATGAGCAAGCCAGCGTACGCATGGTCTTCCAGACTCATGAGTACAACATCAAGACTGACTTTGGTCTAGATACTGGTGAAGTAACAGAGCATCCTGCAGATGCAAGCATTGACCAACGCCTGGAAGAATGGGCTAAACAACTAGTATAAGGAGGTTAAATGCTTATAGATGAAGTAGATGACTCACCGTGGGGAGGAGACGCTCGTTCAGAACTAGAACAAGAACGCATCATTCAATTAGGTGCTCTTTGTCGTGTGTATGAACAAGCAGATCGTGTTCTTACAGGTGATCCACTAATCGTCAACGTAATGGCTGGTGGGCCTGCGCCCGCTTGGTCTGACGGTGCCGCAATCTATATCAATCAAGAAGAAATATCTGAGATGGATATGGAAACACTAACTCAGGTGACGGGCCTGAACTATCATGAGCTAGCCCATCATTTCTATACGCCTCGCAAGGGTACAGAACTGATCAAATGGGTTCTACAAAATGATTATATGGAGGCTACCAACATGTTGGAAGACCAGCGCATTGAGACATTACTATGTGCTAGGTATCCAGCTGTTGCTCCATATCTAATTGGTACTGTGGCTAGATGGCTAGGTGAAACACCAGAGGAAACCTCTGGCGCTTACATGCTAGTACGTGGTCGCAGATATCTACCGGTAGAGATTCGGGAAGCGTATCGAGATGCGTTTGCATTCCCCGAACTTATACCTAACATCATGGATATCGTGGATCAGTATCGCTTACTTGCATTCCCTAGGGACTACATGAAAGCACAAATACTTATCGAACGCTTTAATGATGAGGTGCTCAAGCCTATACGCAAAGAGTTCCCAGACATATCGGGTGGTCCTAATGCTTGCGGTAGCCGTGATCCAATGGCTAAGGGTCGTCCTGAGCCTGGCAAGATGCAAGAGAAAGACTCACAACGTGCAAGTAATATGGGTAAAGCAGAGTCAGTGTATATGCCTAAGCCTAAAACTAAGGAAGACAACGCCAACACAAACAAACCCGATGCCAGCGATGAGGGCCTCAACATACCGGCACCACAAAGCGCAGCAGAAGCACTAGCAATACGTGACATGCTTCAGAAAGCACAGCAAGATGCACCACCATCTATTGATCCTGGTAAAGGACATCATGAGAGTAAGGGTGGTATTCCAGACAATATCAATAATGCATTAAACAATGCAATTGATGAGGTCTATGCTAACAAAGCAGTTCAACAGGATATCAAAGCCAAGCAACGAGTAATCGTTGGTGGTGATGGTAAGTTCGATGAGTCTACTAAGGATGGCAAATTCGACCTCACCGATGTTCCTAATGACACAGTCGTTATGTATCGTGCTTTTGCTAGAGAGCTTGAGCGCTTACGTGATGAGTGTGAGCCAGGTTGGAACAAAGGCGTACCAAGTGGTAAGCTAAATGTCCAACGTGTTATCAATGGATGTGAAGTAGACGAAGCCTTTGACCGTTGGGAAGAGGGTAACGATGGTGCTGATGTAGAAGCGGTGATCTTAGTTGATCGATCCGGTTCTATGAGCAGTGACCAAAATGATCGTAGCGCATCCTTAGCATGCTGGACTATCAAGCGTGCTCTTGAGGCTATCGATGCACCGGTAACGGTGTACGCATTCGATGATAAAACCGAGATTGCCTACAAACGTACAGAGCGTGCTCACAAAACACGCTTTAAGTTTATATATGGCAATGGAGGTACCAATCCATATGGCTCACTGATTGCTGCTGAACAGCTTCTCATGTCTTCTCGTAAGAAGAACAAAATGCTGTTTATCATTACTGATGGTGCGTTTAACCACGAAAGAAATGACGAGGTTATACAACGTATTAGTAAGCGTGGCATTCTAACTGCGATGACTCTAATCATGCGTGATCGAGATTACACGTGGTATACAGAACGTGGAGAAAGCGATAATAGTTTTCGCCATGAAGCTGAAATCTATGGGCGTATCAACTCTGCCCGTGATCTAATCCCATTTGCCAAAGCGGTAGTAATGGGTGCAATCAAAAAGCGTAGAAGCGCTTAACCAACACAAACAAGGAGGAAAAATGTACACAGTATATGACAATGTCACAGAAACACTTATAGGGCCATTCAATGACTATGAAAGTGCAGAGATGTTCATACTGCATGCTTCAGATGCCATGATTGATGGTGGCGCCAATCTAACAATCGAATCCATCTCTGAACCACAGGAATGGGCAATGGATAATCACCTATTAATGGAAGCGGTAATGTAATGGGAGAAGTGTTTAACTTCGAAGAATATCTAACAGCAAAAAAAGCTGGAGTATCTATACAGGCACTCAGGTCTGCTAGACAAGTAGCAGGGGAGATGATTAAAGAATTTACTCCAGAAGAATTAGCGGGTGAGTACTATCAATATGATGTGGATCCAGATGAGTCAGATTGGCCGCCTGGTTACCCATTTATATTGAAAGAGGACTCGCTAAAACCTGAACACCAAATGTGTAAACATTTTGAGTGGGAGGTAATGGAAGAGGACTATCAAGTCCGTTGTACATCATGTAACCTAAACGCTTGGAGCGCACCATGGTAAATACATTTCTACCGTATGCAAACTTCGTGCAAGTAGCGGAATCCTTAGACGATAGGAGATTGGGTAAGCAACGTGTAGAAGCGTTTCAAATACTCAAGGCCAACCTGGGTCTAACTGAGGGATGGCGCAATCACCCTGCTGCTGTAATGTGGCGTGGTAACGAAGGTATGCTAGCTGCCTATGCTATCACTATGTGTAATGAGTGGTCAAAGCGTGGGTTCGTAGATAATATGAGGGGGCAAATAATCGAACTTATGAAACAACATAAGCTTGTAGCTATCAAGAAACCTTGGTGGTTAGGAGCAGAAGAGTTTCATAAGAGTCATCAATCTAACTTAAAGCGTAAGCTTCCAGAGCATTATGACTTTGAGGTAGAAGATGACTTGCCATACAAATGGCCTATGCCAGATGGGTCATTCCGAGTAACAACAAAGGGGGTGGAATAATGGTAGATAGAAATATGTATAGAGTAACAATCCATGAACATAGGATATATGACTCATTCATTACAGCATCATCCGAAGCTGAAGCTAAAGCTCTTGCTGAAGAACAGATTATGGATGAGAACTCAGCCAAATGGCGTGAGGACTTTAACGCTGGATGGGCTGAAGTAGGAGACATATATAATGAAACCGAAGAAGATGAAATAAATGCCGCACTGATACTGTGACATCGCCCAACACAAACATCAGCAGAAATGGGAGAAAATGTCCAATGACAAGTTAACAACAAAACTCAAAATACTCTATGAGGTAACTATTGCCAAGTGGCGTATTGGAGATCAAGAACAAATAGAAAACCGAGAATGGTGTCTATATGTGTATGACCGCAACAAAGAAGAATGGATCCAGGTTAATGCATTAGATTCACCAGGCGAAGGTGCAGTTATTAAACACATACACATAATAGAAGAGTAACCCCGGGCGCATGTCCGGGGTACTCAACTGAGGGTGATAACTCTGTCGTACTTAGAGCTAGCACCTTTAGTATACCTTACACACTAGAAAGGATATCCAATGTTCGAATTTGCTAACTTTCAATTGAAGGATAAACAAATGCGAAAACTGATCTCTGCTCTAGAGGATGCTGGCCTTGACGTCTCAATAACGCCAGGCAAGCACCACATAAAAGTGGTCAATAGTGACACCAAACAAGTGGTATTCTTTGGACAACAGTCCTTAGGAGACTTTAGAGCAGGAAAAAATATACTCAGAGACCTAAAGAAGGTAGGCTTTGAGTCAAACATAAAACTATAGGAGAGCAACAAATGGATAAAAAAGTATCACAAATGCTAAAAGCAGATCTAAATAAGAACGTCATCGTAGAAAAAGGTGGAGCATGGTTACTACATATAACAGTAACAGAAGAAGACACCACCATAACAGATAGCTTTACAGCATGGGCTAACCCATCTGCTGCTAAACGCTATCTAAAGCAGTTCGTAATCAGATTCACACCACGCAAGTCTATTAAGATGGTAGTTCAAGCTACAACTCCACTAGGTAAGCCGTCTCATTTAACTGGCGAACTAACCTATAAGGTAGACGAGAGAGCATAATGGATATGGAAACAGTTAAACCCCTGACATGTAGTAACTGCCATGGCAGGGGATATCTATTCTTTGGTAACACAGAAGAATGGGATGTACAACCTTGTGAAGACTGTGATGATGAGGCGGGAGCTAACTATCTCCTAGCTGCTGATGCATATGACCAAATAGAAATGGAAATGGAGGACAAAGATGGCACGTTATAGCGTTATATTCGATAGTAGTAGGGCAGGAGTATTATCATTCATAGCGGATGATGATAACCACGCAATTGAAATCTATGAAAATCTTTTAACAGAGGATATCTATATAGATGATCTTGATGATGCCCAGGAACAAACTGAAGAGAGTAGTTCTACGTTCTATGAACTACGCTCTGGTAACGGTAAGTTAATAGCCGAATAATCTCAAACAAAAAGCCCCTCGGCCATTATGGTCGGGGGGCTTAATGTTTGTGTTGGCCGTTTATGCGAGGTCTTCGTCAGCCTCTGGCTCATCATCAACAATTGAATCCTCTAGATCTTCTAGATCTTCCTCATCGAAATCAAAGTCTTCAAAGCCATCCTCAAGCTCTGCTTCAAAATCTTCATCGAATAGGTCTGGATTGATATCTTGCTCTTCTGACACGCTATCTCCTTAGTTAGTTTTGATGTCTTCTGGATTTACATCTTTGATCATTTTTACTTCACATGCGTCTGTTGTACAGTAAGCCTCACCAACAGCATCAAATGCCATTCCAGCATAGACACCGCTTAGATCGATTGGGAATAGGGTCATGCGACCTTCTTCGTACTCTTCAGGATTACTGCGAGTATATGGCATCTGGGGGTATGCCCCGTCATCCATTGCTAAGAATGAAACAGTTTTAAGTTGTCCATCATACATGTGCAGAGCTGTACCAATTGCTTCTGCTTCAGTCTTAGGGTCAAATGATACGGTGACAGATACAGAGTTGTCAGACCAATATCGTTGTGCAGTTGCGGCTAGTGCCATTTTTTCATAGATAGATACTTCCTTTTCAGAGCGTACTGCTTGTGCTTCGATTGGGAAGTACACAACTGATGTTGTATCTGGGGAATGTACCTCAGGTTCAACACGGTAATTAGCCATCTTAAACAGTGGCAGCATAGGATCATTGTTAGCAAAACGAATGGTACGAAGGAAGTACTTTCCACCCGGTGTCCAGTGAACTCCAGGAGACTCGCCAGCTAAAATAGAGACTGTTCCTGATGGCTTGATGGTTGTGGTCTTAATAGACTCACGGATACCTAACCACTCTGAGTAACTCTTATCATAGCCTTGAACTGTTGCATAGCCCTCATCCATCCACTTACGTAGGACAGGGAGGCCTTTAGTGTCAGCAAAATTAGCCACGCCTGAAATAGAGGTTCCAATGCGACGGTTGCGTTGCATGATTGCATTGGTTTCTTCCCAGTGAGTTGGAAGAAGAGTTACAGTCTTAGCATAGAGATAAGCGAACTTAAGAGTGCGCTTGAAATCCTCAAGAGTCTCGTGGCGACCAATATAGGTCTCAACAAGAGTACAGCACTCCATAGATTCTAGAGATTGCTCAGCACATGGGTTATAGCCGGCAGCTCTCCAGTCTTTATTATTAATTGGGTCTGATAGACGACCGTATTGACGGGTAACATCCATCCAGATTACGCCAGGTTCACCGTTACGAGCAATACCATCAATGATGGGAGATAGATCTTGTCCTACAGATACCTCAACAGAGTTGTTAGACATCCAGCCGTGGCCTATACGTTCTGGGTACTTATCGTAGTTCTTAAGATTAAGAAATACTTCATCATCAATCTTACCCATAAGTAGCTCAGCTGATCGGCGTACGTTTCCAGATACTACGCATACTCCAATTAAGTTTCCAAGATCTGCGATATCACGAACGGTTAGCTTTTCTCCAGCACGGCCTGAGAAGATACTGTCAATGTGCTTATGAAGTTTGATTAGTGGTTCTGCTCCGGCTGCTGTGCCCCCAAAGGTTTTAATCTGAGTTCCTGCAGGCCTGATTTGGCTGTAGTCGAATACAGGCTTCTTCTTATCTGATGTAAGGTAGCTATTGATGACGGTAGTGGTGCTTTCAACCCAGCCCTCACGGGTGTCTGGGATGATGATTGGATCGGAATCTGGTTGTGGGTCATAGATCGTAAAGTCCTTGTCTGCACCCTTGGTATCAAAGCCTACGCCGACTCCCAGCATAGATGCTTCCATTAAGAATGCGAATGGTTTGGCAGGGTTAATCTTGGTCATCGCATCTGTGGATACAAAGGAACAGTTCTGCAACGCTGCAGAATTCTTTTGAACATTGACGAGGGGAGTTCCCATCATCCATAGACCACGACCAGGTGGAGTCCATTTGAATTCGAACATACGGTCGAATGCTTCTTTAGCCGAGGCTTGAGCCTTAGCATCTGACCATGGGAGACGTTGGCTCTTAGCATGGTCTTTTTGGATTGAGTACATGCCATTAATAACACGCTCACAAGTATCTGCCCAAGTCTCCTTGGTTCCATCCTCTTTAAGACGAGAATAAGTTCTGATAAAAGTAATTTCCCCGACAGAGTTTCCCGCAGCATCACGGTACCCCCAGTTAACCTTCTTGGAACGGTAGGTATTTACAAACTCTTCAGCAAGATTAAACGAAAACAATTACAGCCTCTTTTCTAGGTGGGATTTACTATTAACAGGTATTAAAGTTTAAAGCCCTCATCTAATATTCTACTCGATTGGGCCTCACTTAGTCCACCGTTAGGGAGCTCACGGAGAGTGTTAGCTTTGTCACCAAATAGGGCTGACAATACACCGCCAGAAGTTTGGCGCTCTGCTGTGATACGGATGAACTCTTTATTCTCTTCCAGTTCTTTCATTTGACCAACCAATTTAAAGAGTCGATCAATCTCTTGTCCAGTGTTAGGATCCGGGTATCCGCCGTTCAATTCCTCTGCATATCGTGCAAAAGCGACTCTAGCGCCCTGCATTTCGATAACTGTGTTGAGTAAACCCTTAAGTTGCTCTTTAGTCTTAATCTCTACAGGTAGATTGAAAGCACAACTATTAGCAGGTTTAAAAGCAGGACAATTTGCCGCTACAAAGCAAGTATCGCATTGACGAAGTGATGCAGAGGTGCTAGAAAGGATAGGTACATCTTTAAGAACATCTTTTCCATCCTCATCTTTTTCAACAACCGTCTTAACTTTTACACCAAAAACAGGCAGAATCTGACGGTCATTTACGTCTCTTTCTGCCAAAACTTTCCTACCTTCTGAAGGTCTCTTATCAGGAAGCGCACCACCTGTTTCCGCACTTCCTGGGTCATCTATAAACTCACTGTTATCAGATAGCTTCTTACCGGATCTTTTATCCAAGGCGTTCTCCAGTTGCATGTAGGACCATATAGCGAGGCGGGTTACCTCATTACTATCGTCATTAATAATCTTGTCGTAGTCTAAACCAGCTCTCTCAATGATCGCTTTATAGCGAGGACGAGCTTGATCTTTTTGCTTCTTCTGGTAACGAACCAAACGGGTTCCATCCCAGACAATTGTTTCTCCACGCATCATTGGACTTAACCAAGAAAGACTGCTTGCTGTGGTCAATGCCACCTGGCGTAGGTTATCAGGTTTGGCACATGCCACACCGTGAAATTGTAGATCAGGGAACTCATTTAGAAGGGCTCTAGAACGGGCTGCAAGGCTTGTATCGTCCTCTAAAGTCTCTCCTAGTAGGGCAATGTTCATGTATCGCTCTGCAAGGCCGTAGAGGGCCGTATGGCCTAATTCTGGGTGCCACACTACCCAAAGCTTATCTTCCCCAAGATTCTCAATCATAGTGGTGCGATGGTAGTTAGTCCATGAAGGCCCAAGTACTTTAGCGTCTAGCTCAGTAGCTCCAGAGATTCTTTCGGCATTGATGCCGACCCATTCCTGGTAGTTCTCCGCATACTCTTGAATCTCACGCTCAGTCATGTTAAGGTCATTGATCTGGTGCCCGCCACCATCTACGTAGACTTTAACATCATCCGGAAATCTTCCCTGGATCAAGTAATCTTTGGTCTTAGGCAAGCCACGCTTGACTAAACGATAATAGTTGACGCTAACATGCTTAACTCCCATGTTAGTAAGTAATATGCGATGGGACGGTACTTCAGCCCCCATGAATACCAGGTTCATTCGAACCGGTTGATTCTACTACCTAGGTGAGCTTCCAAAAGAGCTTCACGCTGCAGATCTACTTCTTTCTGCAGATCTTCCCACGGTTTAACACTGCGGTTAGTTCTAACAAAACGAGGAGAAGCAAACATAATAGTTGGGATGTTCATAGATAGGGCAGCAGCGCAAAAATCTGCGTCTGAGTCAATAAATAGCTCAACCTTGCCTTGCGACTTAGCTATATCCAGGTGGCGTAGGCGTAGCTCTTGTCCTACAAAAAACTTTGAATTATCATAGATATCGCCGTACCCAAAGATTAAATGGCTACGAAGCCAATGCTCAGTTTTATCTGGATCCATATCGGAGCTTAAAACAACACGATAAACTTCAGAAAGAATTCGGAACAGCTTAATGCCTTCCGGGATTGGATCTCCAACCTCGGTCATTAAAACACCCTCTATTGCAATAATTGCTGACATCATTCCTCATCTTTGTCCAAATGTTTCTGCTCACAATATCTTGCGAGAGAAGTTACCACGTACATCTTGTTGCAGATCTGGCATTGGTACCTGTCCATGCCCTTATTCTACAGCATCTAACCTCGGAGTGTTCTCCGTATAAGCGTAGCTGTAGTTGGAAGCTCTATACCATAGAGCTCTTTTTGACTCTTTTTTTCTAACGAATCTCTTTGATCTTTGATAGTTCTTAAAGCTTGTATAGCTCCAGATTTCTTACCGGCTTGCCAGCGATAGTTGTGGAAGTCTGCGTACCCGGTACCCGTCTGACTGAATGCAATATTGCGACCATGATGAACATCATCATAGAATGCGACAGCTTGATCTTGAGCAAGTCTCAGCTTTCTCTCAGCATTAATTCGATAAGCATCATTTGGTGCTCCTCTAAGATCATTGATAGCGCTGTTATACCTATCTAAGATCTCCGCCGCCATGTCATGATCACGCTGTGCTTTTTGTTCCCAATCACGACTGAATGGTGGTTGAGGATTGTGCTCAGGTTTTACAGTCCAAGCATCCGCAATAAGATCATAGGCTGCATACGGGTTAATCTCCCGAATATCAGTTGCAGGGTTTACATAAAATGTAAGCTCGTAGCCTTCCCAGTTACGGGTATTAGGCATAATCTCAGCATTAAAGCTTTCATTGAACATAGAAGCTATCTCTTGATTAGAGAAGCCTATATATTCTGGGTTTGATTGACGAAACTTTACATACTCAATACCAACAAGACAATCCAGATCGCCAGGTTGACGAGCTGCTTGCCATTGATAAGAGACACCAGAACCAGCTAACCAAGCTCTAGTCCAATTATATGGATCAGAGAAATTGCGGCCTAAGAAATCAAAAAGAATCTCTAAGATTCCATCACGCATAGTTATGCGTAATGATTCACCTTGGAATAAACGAGGATCTAGTTCAGCTGCAGGTGCGCTGAAATAAGAAGTAGCCCCGGGTGCAATACCCGGAGCCTTCTGATAATCATAAATTCCCATATCCGTATTCTTTCATCCTCACGTAGTTACGTCTTGGCTTGAATACTATTAATATTAGGAGTTTTTAGCTGCCTTAGCTTCTTCTGCAATAGCTGCAATTCGAAGCGCTGAGTATTCAGCTGCTGCCTGTGCCTGAAGATCCATAAGAATTTCAGAGGTGTAGCGGCGAACTTCGATAAGAGTTGCTTCACGCTCTACTGGCAAAGAAAATACCGATGGGCTCTTTTCAATGAATACGTTTCCGCCATCATCAATAAGAACAGCAAAACCAAACTTAATTGCTGGATGAGCTGGAGCTTCGGCTGTCGCATCTGAGGTTGTTGTTTCGTCTGTCATTTTATATCCTATTCGTATAGTCCGAGTTTTTTACGGTTTTGTTCTACTACAAAAGTCTTAGCTGGGCAAAAGTCGCACAAGTATACCTTTGTGCCACCAGATTTTGCTGCAGTTTCAAGACCGAGTTCTTTTCTAGCTTCTGCTGTGCTTTTTGGTACCAAGCGCTTGCTTTCAACTTTCCAATCATAACATCCCTCTACAGGACGTAAGTGTAGATTAAAGCACTTCATAGCATCATCAAAGAATGTTGCCTTGGTCGTATAGTAATCAGGATCTATATCAGCTAAGCCGCCACCGACCTTGTTACGAAGGTTTTCAATAATCTGCTTACGTACCTCAGGACGAGAGTACAGCTTAACTCCCACTTTAGATAAAAATCCGCTATGTGGAATTCCTGCAGATTCATGACGATCAATCAAAACCTGAAGAGTTACGTCGTCATCTGGATGACCTTCAAAGTCTGGAAGCTCTTCAATTGATTTGCAGTTATAGCAGTAGAGCAGACGAATCTTAGGACCGTCGTCCTTGATCTCTGTGTATGTTCCTTCATCGGCGTTGCCGCCTTGACCCAAAATTGGAATGGTCATTTATTTACCCCACTTATCCCTCTATACAATATCGTACCACAAAATGCTAGCGGCCAGAACCACCGTTAAATTCTTCATTACGAGATAGGTAGCTTTGCCAATCTTCATCAGCATTAGCTTCCTTACGCTCTTCAAAGTCATTAGATCCGGCAGCGTTCTGTACATAAGATGAGAATGCGCCAGGACGGCGTGAAATAGGGAGGGCTTTTTGCTTCTTACCCTTGTTTTTAGCTTCAAACTCTTTTTGCATTTGCTGGCCCTTAACATGCTCTACGACATGCTTAGGCTGAACTACGCCTTCACCATGATTCTCAATGATGGCACGCCAAATATCTTTATCTAAATATGTACCGTGCTTCTTGGCTTCCTTAGCTACAGACATAACCTTTTCAATAGGTGCTTCTCCTGGAGCAGCATCTTTTTTAGCTACATAGTTACCCTTAGCAATAGGCTTACGCTTGCCTTTAGCAGCTTCACCAAGAGGCTTGTAAAAACGTGTGAGCTTTCCCGCTTTATTTTTTACGTAACCCTTTGAATAATCTCTACGTTCTTCTTCAGACTCACCGATTTTTTGTAGCTCTTCAGCTGTACGGCCGCCCTTACCGGAACGAGCACGCTCTAGAGCTGTTTCTAATGCAGTAGCTTTAAACTCAGGAGTTCTTTCTATGCCCTTAGTTGTACCTGGAGTACGGCCTGGACCAGCGTAGCCGGCCTTAGTCTCTACCCAAGAACGCTCATCTTCTGGGCTAATACCTTTACCAAAGACCATATATGCAGACATAAGAGCTCTTTTATCATTCCTCATACCAGCTTCTTCTCCAATTTGACGAGTAGCTACGTCTGGAGTAATTGCTTCTGGAGATTTTACGTATGTATCTGGGTTCTTTTTACGCCATGTGGCAAGATGTTCTTGTTCTTCTGAAAGGCAGCTTGCGCATAGTGGATAGCCTACGCCACCTTCTACGCTAGTAGATGGGGTATGAAAGATGTGAGTTGCTTTAGGATGTCCTTGATTCTTATTTGCGTTAAAGCAAGGAAGCCCTTGATCAGACTTGCGGCGCTGTGTGATAGCTGTAGTTTTTAAAGCTGCAGAAGTTCCTGATTCAGGGTTGCTTGGAAATACTTCAATGCTCTTCTGCTTAGCACGATGCTTAGGTTCACGGAGAATTTCTTCTCCTTGAATGTTTTCGCCTTCATCGCCACGATCATCTTCAGGATCAAAGGCAGAACGATAACCTTTACCGGCATGTGTTTTAGCAAAGCTTAGAATCTCTTCTGCCGACATAGTTACTTCTTCCCGTATAAGTTCTTTACCTTAGGATCTTTTTCACCTTCAAGGACAGGTTTATTACGAAGCCCTTTAACACCAGTTAGCTCTGTGTCATCAGGTACTCCGCTAGCTGCCACAGCTTTCATAATTTCTTCAGAAGAAATAACACCAGTGCGAAATTTTACGTGGGGTCGCTTAAATTCTCTGCGGGGTACTGTAGCCATTATTAATCCTTTGTTGGGTCTTTCATGTTAATCATACGATCAACAGACTCATCGCCTGCTTTCATATTACGCTTAATCTGCTGATCACGTAAAGAATGAATTTTTGCTTCTTGTTGCCCTACATCAAAATGTTCTTGCCTTAGCGGCTCTTCTGCTACAGGTTCTTTTGTTTCATGGGTGTCCTGCTCAGGTTCAAACAATGCATCTTTAGCTTTATTTACGGAATGCCGAAAGCGCATAGCTCTAGTCATAGGAAATTTGACTACATTGTCTGGAGTTTCTTCCACAATATTAGTATGTACCTAACATCTGATCATTAGAGATGTGAGCTACAGGCATAGCTGCACGAGGTGTTGAATTAGCCTCGTCAGATCCTGGAGCAACCTTGTTAGGTGTCTCTTGATCAATAAAATCATAGTTCCAGTATGGGTGTAGTCCACGGCGATTGGCTAGAGTAATATCTTCGCCTGTACCTGGAGCAACAGTTGTATTAGGACGTACCTTGCGGTACTTTCCATCTGTGGCGCCTTCATTAACGCTTTGGTTAAGTGATTTATTCTCTGTGCGCATAGTTATCCTTAGTGTTTGTTATATTCTGGTAAATACTTTTTAGTTGTTGGAATTTCTTTTGATTGCCCACCAGCTGGAGATTTTGGCTTTATCTTAGGTACTATAGGTGAACCGCCATTTGGTTTATCATCATCATCATAAGGACGATGTGGTTTACGACGTTTAGCACTGTCTTCATCTTTAAACCAACTATCCTCCTGGGAAGAGTTAGGCTTTGATTTAGGTGTTTCAATTACTGGAGTTGGTTTTGGCTTTGGCTTTGGCTTAGTATATGGGCCATGATCATGCCAATAACGATGTCCTTCGTGATCACCAAAATCAGTTTTAGGTTTAGGGCTACCTGATTCAGGTTTCTTAGGCTCTACCTTATCAGCAGTACGAGGAATAACATGAACAGATGGCTTGTTCAAATCCCATTTGTTTCCACGGATTGCTTCTCCAACACGCTTAGTGTTGTGCTCTCTACGCTTCTTGTTTAGATCCATTACTTTTTCTTCGCTTTCTTTTTATCTGTCGGTTTAGCTGAAGCCTTGGCTTTAGCCTCAATTTGAGCCTTACGTTCAGGAGTCATGACTTTAAGTTTTTCAACTTTATAGTCCATATCCTTGCCATGAGGATCTTTGATACGCATCTTTGCCATGGTGTCATTATTCCTTTATTTTGCTTTTGTGTCAGGACTATGGTGTTTTCTAACACGTGGACGGGTAACTTTTTTACCCCTAGCGTGGCTGGTCTTCTGGCGACGCTTTGTGGAGGCTGACTTGCTGCCTGGATTTAAGCTGGAAGATTGTCCGGAGACCCAAAGGCCTGCGGCTTTCTTATTCCAGCTATCTACTGAGGTGAATTGTCTACTCTGCACGGCTAGCCATCAAACTCTTAGAATGCTTCTCATAGTTAGCGTTACGGCAATAAGGGCATAGACCATCATCACTGTACATAGCTTCTAGAGGAGTCATTGGGTACCCGCAGTTCTTACAAACTAAAGTACCATCATAGATAGTGGTAGTTGAGATATCTTCAGCCATTTGCGGTGCACTCACAAGCGCCTTGAGCTGTCTTAAGAGTCTCGCACTTGCGGCAAACGCCAGATGAATGCAGAACATGATCTGGAATTCTGTGAGTTCCTGCTGGGGTCATAACAGAATCAATCTTGCCGCCTGTGGTCCAGCGGGTAACAGTCTTTGGATCTACGCTGTAGATAGCCGCTACTTGTGAAGGAGTATAAAGCTTAGGCTTCTTCATAGCAGAAGACTTATTAGTTCCTGGTGTACGTGCTGCTGGAGCTGCTGGAGCTGCTGGAGCTGCTGGAGCTGCAGGTGCAGCTTTCTTTTTTCTAGGTGCCATTACCACACACTTTCTGAGACGTTACGGGCTGTACCAGAGTACGAACCATTTTCACGTGTGAAGTCCACACGAGTTGGGTAGAACTCTTCGTTCACATCCATCACGTCCATGATACCAAGTGCACGAGTGCGGTACCCAAAACGTGGTGGAAATAATTGTACCTGAGGTAGAGGTGGGCGAACTAAATCTTGTAGCAAAGCTGCTGGCATTGTAGCTGAGCGAAGTGCCCGCACCATAAAAGCTTCTTGTGCGTTAGCAAAAGGCCCCATGTAGTCATAGCGTAATAGCGATGCATCTGGATCTTCGCTAACAACTGGACGACCCTTACTATGGTCATAGACGCCATCTTGGTGTTGCATTAGGCCCTCCCGTGAAGTTTACGTATCTTATGTTCTACCATACCCATTTTAAATGAGCCTATTCTTCCAATATCTTTTTTAATGCCATGTAAACGAGCATCGTTGCAGTGACTGCAAGTATTACCATGGCCCATATCTCTAATACCGGCCATACCGTCAGTGTGCTCATGCGCAAAGTTTTCTCCCTCGTCGTAATACTCTGCTGAAGGTGCGTCCCAACCCATTATTGCCACCTTGGTTTCATATGCTGAAAGTTTTGTCCGGTGCGAGGATTAAATTCTGCAGGCACGTTAGATGAAATATTTGCTTTACCATCATTAACTAACTGTGGAGCTGGAGCTAATGCCATTTTAGGAGCATTACGCTTGTTCAGATAGACCACTGCCCCGTCGACCTCAGTCAAGTGGTAGTTTTTCTTATTGAGTCTTCTATCTGGTTGAAAGTTCTCTGGCCATAAATATTGGGCGGGATCGATACGTTCTCCACGGTGAACACCACGTTGATACGCACGTTGGTTCTGTCGATTCTTAAGTGAATCTAAAACTGTGTCGCCTATTGAGTAAGGCTTTCCTTTATCGTCACGGCGTGTACGAATTGTTCCAAGGTAACCGTCAGGATATTCTGCTTGAGGAGCACGGCCCACACCAATACGAAGAAAGTCCATAGCACTACGAGGTACGACTGGGGTTCCACCACCGCCGGTGGTTGTATATGCGCCGATATATCCGCTGGCTCCTAGGTACTGCCAGTTATTATGAGAGTTAGGCATTAGTGTCCTGCCTCCCATTGATCAAAGTCTTGAGCTTGTCTATGCCTATTATAACTATCCGTGTACTTTTTTGGTAGATGAGATAGATCTGGAACATCATCACTATTATTAGCGAGGTATTGTACTTCATTTTGAATACATTCATCACAAGCTAGAGCTGATCTGTGCTTACCTTGAGGAATTCTGTAAACAGGCACGGTATTTTTACCATAGTGGTCTTCAGGCATACCACAGAAGTCGCATTCTCTTGAGCTCATGCCCCCATCATACCCTTAAAAGCAAAAGGCCGGGGTGTGTATCCCCGGCCGATTGCGTTTAATGATTACTTTGAAGCGCCGATACCGAATGCGGCGTCCTTTGGATTTAGGAAGCGTAGAACTACTGGAAGTAGTGCTGCTACTCCGCCCATGGCTACAGCCTTGGCGTCGTGGTTTCCGGACATATAAACAGCAAGAGCTGCTGCTAAGAATGAGCGGGCCCATGAGGCTGCCATTGCTTGGATTTGCGTTGTGTTCATGTTTCTCCTTGTTTAGGTTAATCCCCTTTAGGGGCTATATCTATTCTACAGGGAAAAGTATTAGTTTGTCCAATTTGGATGGCCAAAACCAACTACAAATGGTAACAAACCGCGTTTATTTGCTTTAAACGCACGAATACGTTGAGCACATTCTCCACCATTTGCTTGGCTACCTGTGGCCTTATGCTCAGGGGAGGTGTTTCCTTCGATAGTAGTTATAGTGCCATCGCCATTGTCTTTAACCACAATGCCGACATGCTCTACTTCTGCCCCACCCTTTACAAAATCAAAATAAACAAGATCTCCAGGTTGTGGTTTTGCAGTTGCTGCATCAGACCATTTTTTATTAGCTTTAAATGCTGATGCTCCTGAAGGTGTAAAAACTGTATTAGGAATTTTTACTCCAGATTCATTTGCTACCCACATACAAAAACTTCCGCACCATGCTTGAAAGTTGGCCTTAGTAAATGCACCATAAATAGTTTCATTATCTTTAGGCCCCTCAATAACACCAACTTGAGATGCAGCTACTTCTAAAAAACGAGCTGCTGAACCTGTCGGATGTGTTGTAACAGGTGGTACTGGTTTTGCTACTGCTGTTGTCATATTAGTCACCCTCTTCTACGTGTTGTTCAAACCGGCCTTCCAACTTGGAAACCGAATTTTTAATTTTATCTTGATTAGATTTAAGATCCACTAACATAGGAATAATTTCTAAATTAATTTTATCATGAATTGAAGATCCATGGTTAGGGGTCATCTCAGTCTTAATAACTTTAATATCTGACATACTTTCGTCAATCACATGGTGTATTGCTTTTTTAGCAACAAACCATAGAACGCTAACTACTCCAGCGCTAACAAAAAAGTAAGAATAAATTACTGTTGCCCAGTCTGAAGTCGTCATATATCTCTCCGGATTTTGTAGTGACAATAAAGATAGTATGCCGACAAAAATACACCTTGTAATGTTAAACTATCTATGAGCATAGAAGGAGCTAATGATGAGTAAAATATATAACACGATTATGCGGATTGTGGCAGTATTTGCATCTAGTGGTTTATCTGTAATTGGTGCGGGTGCTTTAGTTGGAATTAGTACACTTAAAGTTGTAGCAATAGCTGGGATTACAGGTGTAGCCACAGTTGTTGAACGTCTTGCTCGTTCTTTTTTAGACGACGGTAAACTAGATCAAGATGAAATTGATGCTGCTTTCTCTCAGATTGACTCAAAAGCTAAAACTGAAGCAGATCTGATATTAGAGCAAAAAAAAGTTAAGTAGTAAAAAGCCCCCTATCGCTAGGGGGCTTTTTTTATTATAGTGGGTTACCCGTTACATCCACGGTAGAATGAATTTCTTGCCCACGATACATGGTTTTACCCTTATGAATATGTACTTGATCAAAGTGGAAGCTATCATCATCTCCATCTTTAAAGAAGATAACGCTTACTCCTTGTTGCCAGTTTTCAAAGTACTGTAAAGCTTGGCCCTTACCATCCACGCCACCTTTTACAGATGGGACCGCACCATCAACCCGGCATAGGCATCCTGGGCTAAAAGATACACTCTTAATTGCCTGGTCACGATCAAATACCGTCTTGCTTTGCTGTTCCATACGATGCGTATGACCAAATAAGGTTGAGATGTTAGGATTCGAGTTGGCATATTGCGCCGCAGTAGAACCACTAGAGTTAGCACGGTCACCGTGCATAGCACGCAAACGCTTATTAATCCAATGAGCTGCAGCAGGGTATCCATCGATAAATTCCACTCCTAGTTCTTCACAACGTAATAGATTTTGTAGGCTTAGCACTGGCCAAGACTCAGGCATGTTAGCTACCTTAATTCCGTATGCTGATGCGGCATTGTTATTGATAAACATGCTGAGTCGCTTATCATGATTACCTTCAAGCAGAATGATGCGGGCATATGCTCCTGCTTCAGCACGTTGCTGAGCAAGGAAGAGGTGACCACGATCAATAGCAAGCTGGGCAGTATGGGCAAAGTTAGGCTCTTGGTCATACTTACCATACATAGGTAGATCTAAGAAATCCCCAAGGTTAATTACCTGGGCTAGTGGGTGACCGTGGTCTAACCCTACAACTTGTAACGCCACATCCATAGCAGATTCATCATGGAATGGGTCTAAGGTACCATCTTCATATTTGCGATAACCGATCTGTGGATCTGGTAAAGCTACAGCAACTTTCCAGTCACTGCTTATCAAAGCAGGAGTGCGAACCTTTGGTTGCACCACTGTTGGGGCTGCCTGTTGTACTGGCTGCCACTCTGGTCCCTCGCTCCATTTGGGAGAAAGAATAATTTTTGTATCATCTGGATTAGTAGAAAGGCTAACCTTACTAATCTTACCTACATCATCAGGTGTAAGACCGTTGGCCTTAAGTAGTTTATCTATAGAGCTTAGAGCTCCATCTGCTTTAGCGGTATTGTATGAGTCTTCTAGTGACATGTGCAGTTTCCATTTCTATGCTCTCTTAGAGAGGTTAGTCCGAATATTGCTCCAGCAGATTTATAAAGATCAAATAGACTTCGTGTAGAAAAATCATCATCATTTAAAGATGTCTTGAATGCAGCCAGGTCTTTTTCATTCAGTGTGGTGGACCAAGCGCCTACTACACACATACCTGCTACATAAGGGTTTGTTACTTTAGCTTCAGAATATAAAGAATCTAAGCTCATTGCTCCTCCTTGATTATTTAATAGAGGCCTACCTAAATAGGCCCCTATCAAACATTGTACTACATATTAGTATGAAGATTCAATTCCAGCTGCAAAACCACGATGAGTAACTGGAGGAATGATTGGGCTGTTAGCCTGTGTCATACCTGCAGCTGGATCGTTTGGCTTTACAATGTTAGAAATGATTGTATGTGCAGCGCCATTACGCTCTGCCATTGTGTGAGAACGTGAAGGCTTAGCTTCGACTGTTGGGTCTCCTGCTTGAGCGCCCTTACGTGCCATAAGCTTTCCTGAAGAAGGATTAGCTGATGGTGATGTAAATGCAACTCCGCCACGTCCCATTGAAGAGCGACCTTGTGTGTTCTCTGCTGCTACTGCAGCATCGATATCTGATTTTGCCATAGTTGGTACCTAACTGTTAGAGGTGAGATCTCATCTCAAATCTTATATTAACTTACGTTGATTGTAAAGACAATTGCACTAATCTGTCCGTCTCTTGAATCTACCGTAGTAAATCCTGGGCGACAGGTTAGGTTCATACCTCGTGGTGCAACGTAACCGCTGGCAATAGCAATAGCTTTTACCGCCTGGTTAACTGCTGAGGCCCCCACTGCACGTAAGTGCACCTGAGGTTTTTCATAAAGGGCGTGGGCAATAGCCGACCCGACTGACTGTGCATTAGAGCCAGCCCCTACACGTAGGAACTTCTCTTCTGTATTAGGTGTTGTTGGAGTATCGGTCACGATTTGTAGTCCTTTGGTTTCGATTTGTGTGCCCACCTAAAGCCCTACAATACCCTTTAAACGCCCGTCAGTACCCCTATAAGCCTCTAACTCTTAGGTACCTTGTTCAGGAGCTCAACCCAGACTGAAGCCGGCATAGTGGCGTACCACTCGTTTACATCGGTAGTTCCTTTTTTCTTATGAATAACTACACCAGTCCACGCACCATCATTCTTCATCTCTACAGCAAGTTCCTTAAGCCATTCAGATAATTTCATCGTGGCTTGATTCTTGATCTCTATAGTGACCCCAGGAATCCCGGATACATCTCCCTTATCAAGAGTTGCCCCGGCTAATCTGCGGTCTGCATATGGATACCACTGCTTAAGCCATGCAACTACAGCACGCTCAGCTCCACTACCTTTTGCCTTAGCTGGATTGCTCACAAGTACATTCCTCGCAACATTTTGTTTTAGCTAAAGGAAGCTGCTTGGCATCAATACCTAGCTCTTCATCTGTAAACAATGATAGTTGTTCCCAGGTCATGTTGTATACCTCCGCTGTCTTGATCGTAACCCACCATCTGACGTGCGGCGGGTAAGTTCACGGGAGACTACAGAGCAGTCTCTCTCAATGTTCTGAGTTCTAGTTTCGATGAGCTTACGGAATGCATACTTCGTATCGAAGTCGTAGATCAATTCCTGGATCTCATCTGAAGCTTGGATCTGTGCTTTGATTAAGGTGACTGTGTCACCTTTATTACCGGTCCAGCTTTTAAGCAAAGCCACTGCTTCTGCATTTTTTAAAACGCTCTCTGCTTCACGCTCATTGATGACAGAGATAGCAAAGGCTCCAGCTAAGTGATCATTCCACTGTGTGTACTGTACAAAGAGATCCATAAGACCTTCATCATCCAGCTCAGTAATGTCACGTGGCAAAGACGGCATGCCATACTCTGGCTTAGAAGTTAAAGCAAAGCCTAACTCATTAAGTGCAGCCACTACCTTGTTAGAAATACTCATTCGGTTTCCTCCTTAAATGGTGCGCAACGCTTGCATCCCTTTTCAGAGTCAATGTTACATACCGGTGGACGATCATTATTTACAGCCCAAGCTACGTCCAGTGCTTTATCAAAGATGTCAGCTGTGTATTCTGAGTTGTATCTAACCACGAACTCTTTGTATTCTTGGTTAGCTTTAAGCTCATAGATAAAAACAATCTCATCCGGAGCAGTTTCAAGCAATCCTTCTTCTACCATCAGATGACAAAGGTGTAGATAAACCTGACCTTGTAGCTGGTGAGAACGAAGGGGTGTGCGGATATTTTTCCACACAGTATCAATATCATTGTTGTACTGAGCCATAAGCGCAGGCATTTCCATGCGGATAGTGCCGGTACCAATAGACTTAATTTCAATCAGGCAGTCATCGCCTAGTCCTTTGATCCAACCATCAGCATGCCCACGCATCATGTGCTTATCGCTGCGTAGTGGAACTTCTAAGTAATCATCTGATAGGGATACCCCCCATGCAGGCTCTGTTGAGGTAGCCCACTTACCGTATAGAACACCCATCTCTTTAAACCATTCCTGCCACTTAGCATGGATGGTATGGCCTTCTGCAAAGATAGATGCTAAGCGAAGAGTTGTCTTATCACGAGTCTCTTGATAGTTACCTTTGATGGCGTGGTATTGGGCAAGCGCACACCATTCAGATTTAATAATGTCTGAGGGATGGATATAACTTTGATCTCTATCATCGAAGGGCTTAGATAGAACATAGCGTTCTAGTGCGCCCATAAGGCGGGTATCACGCTTGTTTGCATTAAGGAATGCTTTTAAATCTTTACTAGGAACCGTCACCGGCTTTCCCATACTTGCTCCCTTGGTCAATCCACTCATCTAAAGTTATCCCCTGTTTCTTAAGTTTACGTTCGGCCGCATTTCTTTCTCTGTGGGATAGCCCACCAAAGATTCCATGTAACTCATTGTTGTTGATAGCTTCCTTAAGACATTCTTTACGTACAGGACACGGTGGTCGCCCATCCTTGCCCCAACATATTGCTTTAGCCTTATCCGCTATCGGCTTGTAGAGAGCTTTGTCTCGGGGTGGGAAGAACATCTCTGTATCTTCGCCCTGACACTTGGCATCATATCTCCAAGTCCATTCCGGGTCGTCGCTATATCGCACTATTCACCTCTTACTGCATTACGCAGTTCAAAAAAATCCTCCTCCAATAGCACGACGTAGTTTTCACCATCAAGATGCAGACCAAGTACTGGCGTTCTGCTATCAAGTATTGCTTCTCTAGTAATCTTTTCAAGTACATCTGACTTAATTGTTACCGACTTTTTACCAGTCCACTTGTGCTCGATAAGGAGGTCATCTGTTCTGACGTCCCCCTTACGAGACCAAAATGCACCAGAGGCGGCACTGCGCTTGCCACCCGTAGCTTTCTCTAATCGCTTTTCATGCTTTAGAGATTGTTTCTGCCCCTCACTCTTCATCAGGACTTAGCATCAATACTGGGGTTGATTTCAAGGTATCCATCACAGCTGCTGTGAGTTCTTCCTTAAGATCAATCTCTTCACGAAGCGAGTCAATAAGAGCTTGAGCTCCTTGCCACTTACGATCATTATAGTACATCCAACCGCCACGTCGATCCACGATGCCATTAAGTATAGATAAAGCTACGATTTCTTTACCAGAGTCATAGCTTCCTGCATCAATTGGCCCACCATTAGCAAAGTAGAAGTCTAAGTAAGCGGTTTGCTGTGGAGGATAGGTCTTGTTCTTAATAGTACGGACACGGATTGTTTGCCCCACACGGCGTTTTTCCTGTCCGGTGCCTACCTCAAGCCACTCATCACGCTTTACTTCGCAACGAATACTGTAGGCATAGTCTTTGCCAAGACCTCCCGGTGTTGTACGAGGATCGCCATGCATTACGCCGATCTTCATACGGTATTGGTTGATCATCATGCCCAGTACGGGGCGTTCTGATTCAATCAAATCTCTTTTAGTTGCTGAGGCCACCTTACGGAAGAACTTATTAGTTATTAAAGCTCCTCGTCCAACGGTGAATTCATCCATTTCTTTCTCATCTTCCGCTCCAGGAACGAGGGCAGGAAGAGAATCAATAACAACCATATCCACCGACTTGCTTTCCATGAACTTGATGACTGCTTCATAAGCATCCTCCATATTATTAGTCTCTACAAGTATTACACGCTTAGTATCTACCCCACATAGTTCTGCATACTTAGAGTCAAAGTCCTCAGCAGCAATCCATACAGCGGTAAAGTCTGGGTTAATCTTTTGGTTAGCAGCAATAGTCTTTAGAGCAAGCGCAGTCTTACCGTGAGACGCTTCCCCAACTAGCTCTACCCAACGGTTCATAGCCCAACCTCCACCAAGAACCACGTCTAGGGTTAAAGACCCTGAAGTAATACGTTGGCTAAGGATCACATCGCTAGCAGCAACTACAGTGTTAGCACCAAGCTTTTTATTAAGCTGTGCAACAATCTTTAGCGCCTCTGAATTAATTGTCATTGTCATTAACCGATCCGATCTACTATGATATTTGGATTAAAGCCGCCACCTTGGCCTACTTGCTTTGCTTTCTGAGTAGGAGCTCCTGAAGAATTTGCAGGCATTCCAGCACCAGAGGCTTGCTGTATTACCGGGTAACCACAGTCATAGCAACGCATACGTTGTGTACCCTGAGGAGCAAAGTAATTACCAGAATTACATTCAGGACAATGATCAGATCTCCTAGCACTCTGAGCCCTAGTAGTTACCTGATCTGTATTAGGATCATAGTTAACCTGCACGTTTGGCTGTTGTGCCGGCGGCGTATAAGGAACCTGCTGTGTAGGTGAGCTTTGTACACCTGGTTGCCTTGGATTTTGATTGCCTAGTTTATTTGCCCACCAGTTTGAGTTACTCATGTATATATCCTGCCCTTGATTCTAGTAGTTCTAAATTAAAAAGAGTTGAGATGCAAGAAAGAGATGCAGACAAGGCTATGATCTTAAACAGTGAAGCTATACGCTCGACAGATGCCTCGTCTATTCCCAAAGAACTTATTTCATCCTCGTCATCATCGATAGTATATGCAGCTGCAGCTATGCGACCAGCCATATCTGAATGAGAGTCTATGAAGGGAAGTAAGTCAGCAAAGCGTTCTAAACGTTTTTGACTAGCTTGTGATTCCATATCTGCAACTTCATCTGAGATGGGAGGAAGACCTAAAGCATCTGCTATACCCTCAGCAGGCTCTAGCATAGTGTCGTAGATTACTTGACGGATCAAGATAGGCAATGGAATATGCTTAAGCTCTCTCCTAATAAACTTCTTTTTACGTCTAAACATTAGTCTTTTGCCTCTCCCCATTTGTTAACGATTTTAACATCGGCTAACATAGGGATATTTAGGGCTTTGATGCCCTCCATAGCCTCACGAATAGCGGCTGCTGTTTCTTCTATGAGTTCTTTAGGCGCTGTAGTAACTAACTCATCGTGGATGGTAAGGATCATTGCAGCACCGTCTGGTAACAAACTATATGCCCGGACCATTGCAAGCTTAATAAGATCCGCAGCTGAGCCTTGGATCACTGTGTTGAATGCTTGTCGTTCTGCTCCGGCACGTCTCCCCATTTCTGGAGAGAGTAGGTCTGGAAGATAGCGACGGCGATTCATATATGTAAGAGCATAAGGAACTGGACCACGTCTGCGTGTTTCAGCAACAACCTGCTTCTTATACTTTGAGATAGATGGAAACTTACGGCTAAAGTTATCTAAAAGATCACGTGCTTCTTTAGAAGATACTCCAATAGAAGTAGCAATCTTTTCAGGACCGATGCCATACATCATACCAAGTACTAAGGTCTTAGCACCTGAACGATCCACACCAACAGTGTCACCAATAGTCGTATAAATATCTACACCGTCTAAATAATTCTGGCATAGAATCCTGTCACCACTAAATGATGAAAGAATGCGTGGCTCGATCTGTGAGTAGTCAGCTACTACAAGCTGATGTCCTTCAGGAGCTATGAACAGATTGCGGATAGCCTTACCATTGATAGTACGTGGATTAGGTACGTTCTGTAGGTTAGGGTTCCGACTTGAAAAGCGCCCTGTATCTGCACCATATTGGATGAAGTCAGTGTGAATACGACCTCTTAGAAGGAGAGATTTCTTGGCAATAGTTTTAGCTTTGCCCCCCGTAGTGCGAACAATGTCGCCACCGAGATAAGGAATCACATAAGTCGTAAGCAACTTATTCAAGTCGGAATAATTAAGTAGGGCATCAACCAAAGCATCCTTGCCCTGGAATACTTTAAGCGCAGGTTCAGACACCGAGTAGTCTGAAATGACGGGAGCCAACCCCGCTTCGCTATTGCTGATGCCCTTAGGCGTAAGTAGGCGAGGTCGGAGTCCACGACCGCCCACTTCTTTAGATGAAAAGAGTAGTCTTTGTTTCTCTGGAACACTATTAATATTAAAAGCTTTAGCAGCTAGTTGATAGATAGTTGCTTTAGTTGTTTCTAATTGAAGCTCTAGATTATCTTTAAGAATCTGAAGAGCATCAACATCTATATCTGCACCATGCAGCTCCATACTTGAGATAACACGAAGGACATCCATCTCAAGATTAAATACGCCACGTACGTTATCCCTATCAAGTCGTGGCTCAAACTTCTTCCACAACTTCCAGGTCCATTCGGCGTCTAGCGCAGCATAGGTAGCTACGTCATTAAAGGTATGTGCTTCAATCTGTGCACCAACACCTTTAACCATGTTGTAATCAAACTCACGCTTCAAGCAGTCATCAAGTCCTAGTTGACGGCTATTACGGGTATCAAGAATAAAAGCAGCATTAAGAGTACAAGCATAGGGTTGCGAAGGCAACTGCCCTAGATACTTTGTTACGCTTTGTAAATCAAACTTAAGGTTGTGACCGATCTTTAATAGGTCACTAAAGAACAATGGTTTGAGGGCTTTGAATACTTCACCTGGAGTTAATTGCTCAGGCGGCTCACTAAAAATCTTTGTAGCTTTACGTTCATCTTTACTGTGGTCAATTGCACGAAGGGGCAAGCCCTTAATAATACGATCTTGGGCAGAAGGCAATAGAGGATACTCAGTACGAATATAGTCACCGTTAGGATGACCCATAGGAATTACATCTACACGGTCATAAGTAGCCAGGGCAATCCACACGACTTGATTTTGTCTAGGATCTCCACGGTAATCTCCCATTGTTTCTACGTCGTAGACAAAGGAATCCTTACTTAGGTAGTACTCGACGAGCTCTGAGAGCTGTTCGTCGGTTGTAATAATATTCATTGCGCTCCTGAAAGTAGGTTAAGGAGCCGGTAGAAAGGAGGTTCAAAAACCCGGCTCCCCAACATTAGTGGGATAGATTAGTTAGCTGATGCGATTTCTCGTGCGATTTCAGCAAGCTCTTCTTTTGAAGACATATAAAGTGCTTCAGGGCCAAAGGCCTTAAGAGTCTTGATGTAGTCAGCTGTAGCAACTGGATCGATATCCCAATCTTCAGCAAGATCACGTTCCTTTACAGGAACAACGGAGTGAGTAGTCTTGGTACCAGTACCAGCCTTACTTACTGCGTAGTACAAATCTGTGCGATTGAGTGGGCCTGTCTTAGGATCAGACGCAAGCTTCTCAAGTTGCTTACAGAGTCGTACACCAACGATCATGAGTTCAAGCGATGGGCCTTCAGGATCAGAAAGGTTTAGCACTGTGAACGCAAACTTCTGTGATGGCACACTGCCTACTGCGATTAGTGGATCATTCTCACCGATAGAGATGAATGACTTCTTGCCTGGGCGATTAACCCAGTGCTGCATAAATGCCATTGGCTCGGATGAGATGAACTTAACAAGTTGGAGGTCTTCATCAAACTTAAAGTCGGTAGCGAACTTGCTGTTCTTTACAGAAGCTTGCTTAGCTGCTGCCCAACCGGTTTGGATGATAGACGAGTTGGTAGATGAGGTTGTCTCATCTTCCTCAATAAATAGATCTTCTTCAGTAACAGAAGATGGTGTTGTATAAGAGTCTACGTTTGGAACGTTAGACTTTGTAGCTCGTAGTGATGTTGTTGCAGTCATGTTGGTCTTCTTTCATAGGTTATTGGTCATTGGTCAGTTAGTTTCTTGATCGTGAATACGCTTCCAAGTTTCCATTAGTTCAATGGATAAATCGTTATGCCTATTCCAATCAATTCTTGGAGCTTCTATAAGCCCTCGGGCTTCAAAAGCTTCAAGTGTAGCCACTATCATTGTTCTGCTGTACATCCGCCAACCTGGCTTCTTTACACCATCAACAAGCATAGACTTTAGTCTGTAAGGTGCACGTGGTATATAACCTTTACGTTCCCAAAGTCTTACAGTTACTAGTGGCCTACCTAATGCAAGAGCAAAAGCCCCTGCACTAAATAATTCTACCACACTTCCGTTAGGTAGTTTTTTACTTTGTGGGTTTGAGTCCCACGAGCCCTCTTCTTTAACCTTTGGCTTTTTAGCCTTAGGATTTAAAGGGCGACGCTTTCTTTTAGAACCTGGGTAGTATTCATCGAGCTCCGATAGCAGACGATCGATTTGTTCGCCACTCATGAGAGTCCTTTCCTCCCCAGTTAGTAGATTCTTTATGCTTAGTTAGATGGATAGACTTATGCTCCTGAGAATACTGCGTAGGCTTCTTAGAAGCTTTCTTCATTGCAGCATCACGTGCCTTTTGGGTAGCAATCTGTGCATCCTTTTCTTCCTTAAGCAATAGAGAATGATGTTCTGTTAGAACAATCTCTACTAGAGCCTTAGCAACCGCAGCTAAATTCTCTTCATCTACGCCAGGAAAGTTATCCTGGATGAAGTTTTCTAACTGTGGTGCAAGGATATCAACATGTCTGTATGCCGCTGTTTGAGTGTATACGGTCATGACTTGCTCGGAATAAATGCATATGAAACGGACTTAGGAAACATTGAGTCGATCTCTTCTTCGGTGAGAGATCCCTCATACAGGCAAGCCATAACTTCTGACTCATCTAGTACTGGCACAAGCTTGTAGCAACGATCTGTTAGACCCTTTTGCTTTAGGATTGCACGAGCAGTATCTTCATCAAGCTTTTGTGTGACTCGACGTTGACGTTGTAGAGACAGGTAACCATCTACCTCTTCAGGCAATGAGTACCAGATATGACCCTTTTCATCAGGAGTGCCCTCGGCATCTACAAGCTCAGATAACTCTGTCTTAAGACTGGACTGTTCCTTGGTTAGGTCTTCTATACGACCACGCAGACTTACGTATTTACGCACCTTGGCAAGCACTGGATTGCCTTCTTTAGGTGTTTCTCTTTCAATAACTTTTGGCATTTGTATACCCCCCTTATTAAATACTTTACCACAAAAGCACTACTCAGGCAAATCGACCTTAATATACTCTTTGAGGGCAGCCACGATTACATCCGTGACTGTACGGCCATCAATCTGAGCTTTGTCTTTGACAGCAGTCCACAGCTCAGTGGATACCCGGATGGTACGGGTCGGGGTCTTAGGTGCATTAGGCATGTCATAAGTTTAGACTATGGCCCTTTGCAAGAACGCTTTAAGACTACCTAAATTCATCTCTACGCCACCGGTAGCATTGATACCTTCTCCATCCATCACAGCGTCGGCCACTGCATTCTTTTGCAGCAACATGTCGTGCTGGCGCTCCTCTATAGACCCCTCCATTAAGAAGTCTTGAATAACGATACTAGGCCAAGTCGAAGACGCCCTGCGTATGCGGCCATTTCTTTGAAGAGCCAGGCCAGCATTCCATGGCAGATCATAATTAATGAGAAGATTGGCTTGAGGAAGGTCAACACCATAACCTCCAGCATCAGAAGAAACAAGGATGCGGCAATCTGGATCAGTCTGAAACCAAATCTTAGATTCTTCTTTTTGTTTTGCATCCATCTCTCCAGTATATTTTGCTGAGGCGTGTCCTAAGTGTTCTTGAATTAACCAAACCATATGTACATAGCTAGTAAAGATAACTAGCTTGTTAGCATCATTCTGTTCTAAGAAATCGTCCACATATTGTTTAAGCGCTATAAGCTTTGGAGACTTAGTAAGCATATCTAACTTACCGGCTTCTTTTAAAGCATCTACATAGCCTGATCCTGAGGTGTCAAATAAACTTGGACTATCACAGAGCATTCTTAATGCTGTTAGTTTAGACATGATCTTACCTTTAAGAGCATTGGCCGCCTCGTTTTGATTCTCACCAGAGTAGTGTGAGAATATGTCAAAAGAAGCCCCATAGTTATCTATGGCTTGCTCTAGGTCCTCTAGGATTTCATTAGCTATATGATTGTAAAGTTTAACTCCAGCCCTATCAAAGGAAATACGAAGAGGCTCTGCAAAGATAGTGTCCGGCAGGTAGGGCGCAACATCAGGATCTTGCTGACGTTTACGCACGCTAACCTGGGACATCGCTGTATTTAAAGTCTGTAGATTTCGGTAGCGTTCTACTCCACCGAAATGATTACGTACAATAAATGTTTTATCAAACAAATCGTAGCGTCCTAATACTTTAGAATCTACAAATTGCATAATGCTATAGAGTTCTTCAGGTTTACCGTTTTCAATTGGAGTACCGGTAAGAGCAAACTTTACCCTACTATCTAGTTTCTTTACGTGTTTGGAACGTTTGGATCTAAAGCTTTTGATTGCGGTTGCTTCGTCGCATACGATGAAGCCTCTGCAGAGCTTTGATACTTGCTCCCAGTCGTTAACAACTTGCTCATAGTTAAGGATGACGTAATCAACGAGAGAATGCCCCCAGTCGAATGCCTCTTCATATTGGGCCTGTCTTTGTTTTGGCGTTCCATCAACGACCAAAGGGTGTGCAGTGTCATCTGTAAATTTCCTAATCTGTTCTGCCCATTGATATTTAAGACTTGATAAGCAGATAATGATACCAGGTTCTGTGATCTTTCCTTGTTCTTTTAATTCTTCTAGAGCTGCAATAGTCAAAACAGTTTTACCCAAGCCAAGATCGTAGGCCACAAGCATCTTTTTGCGTGCGATCATAGCCTCTACGGCATCAACTTGATAAGGTAAAAGTGTCCCTGTAAAACTCATACGAGCGACATCATCCTTGTCTTAATCATAAGTTCTAAGTCTTCTATAGAAGAGTTGTTAGTAAAGATCTGATCTACCGGGTAGTCGTCCATTTGGTTTTCAGACACATGATTATTAACAGCTCCAACATTTAAGCGCTTTATGCGCCAGAGCTGACCATGGTTAGCTCGTATCATATCTGCTTCATTAATAAATCTAACATCTGTTATAACATAGTTCATATCTGGTCTAGGATCATTAAGCATTGTTTTCATTGCTTCATGTACCCAAAATCCTTCTCCAAATACTTTGCGAGCAGCTACACCAGAGTTCTGTAATAGGCGACGAATCTGTGGGGATTGCTTAGCTTTTTCCCACCCATCACGGTCTACCCGTGCTTTAACGAACAAAGGTTCACCAGCAATAGAATCAAACATTGGATTGGTCTCATAAAGAAACTCACGGATCTTATCTGCAAACGCTACTCTGGTAAACCCATACTGGTTTATTAAGATCTTAGCTACCGTATCTTTACCTGACTGTGCGTACCCTGTCAAACCTATGATCATGACCCATCCCTCACTATTTTAACTGCTTCTGTTAATCCGGCTGCTTCTAGTTGTTTAGCTATTTGTTCACGTATACGATCTTCCCAAAGTTTTCTTTTATGAGAACGTTTTTTATCTGGATGTTGGTTTTGAAATACCCCATTAGGATCGTGAACATGGCAAAAGCCTTCATCAGTAATACGTTCAGTAATTAAACAAGGAGTTCCCTTTAATGTTATAGCTTTACATTTGTTCATAAAAATGCCGCCTCACCGAACACTGAATGTTTTGAACCCTCTAAGCAATAGTGTACCAAATCCTCTGGCATATCGCCAATGTCCTTGTATTCACTACCTTGATAGTTTAAAAACCAACACTCCATTCCCTCTTTGCGTGTTCGTTCTAAAAGATCTGAAGATGCTTTCTTTCCCGCAGCATCATTATCCATTGCAAGAATTAATTTATCTGCACCCTTCATTAGCTGGATCTGATCCGCACTTACAGCTGCACCAAATGTTGAGACGCCCCCAATAACCCCCAATGATGCTAGACGTACGGAGTCTAAAGGAGACTCAACTACAATCATTGTTCCTCCAGTAAATGCGTCAAGACCAAATAAAGTTTTGGATTTAGCCACACCGGTAGGACGATTACGAAAGAATCTTTCTGTCTGACTCTTTTCTTGCCAACCCATTAATGTTTTAGTTGCTGGGTTACGAATAGGCGTAATCCAAGAGTTCTTTAAAGGACTCCAACGTACTCCGTAAAGCTTGCAAGCCTTCTCAGTTAAACCCCTAGCAGATAAAGCCCAATCAGGGGCTACACTGTCAAAGATTGACAGCCTTGCCTCACTCATGCTAACTGGTGCTGGAAGTGCGATGTAGGTATTGCGGGCTTCCTCAAGCTGACGAGCAAGGTGTTCAAAATTAACTTCGATATTGTTACGAAGCCAATCTTTGGCAGCATCAAAGTCAACGTGTCCCCATGGAGTTGTAAACTCTTTAACTTCACCCACAAGAGTAAGCAAAGTTCCTTTGTATCCACAGGAGAAGCAGTGGTGAACACCAGACTCAGCATTCATAGACCAAGAAGGATGGTTGTCTTCCCGGCCTGTGCGCTCTAAGTGCATTGGGCATAAGCCAAGCAGCTCATCCCCACGCTGAGTAGTCTCAATACCTAAGGTAAGTAAGACTCCTTCTACTGCGCCCTCTGCATACATTATTCAACCCCTCTGAACCAACCTGGCTTGTCTGGAAGTGTAGGAGCTGTGGCTTTAGAACCACAAAGCGCACACTCCATATCTGTAAAGTACATCCCAATCTCATAGTCTTCAAACATTACTTGAAGATTCCAAACTCGAGATCCACATACGCAAACGTGTGTAGGCTCTCCTTGTAGATCTATTGCTAAATTTTCTTCTTTATTAATCATCGTCTCGCCTTTCTGCGAATACTACGGCGTTCTTTAGGGGTTGTTCCACCCCATACACCTTCTTTTTCATTAGTCTTTAAAGCAAATTCTAAGCATTTGTCTTTAAGCCAGCAGCTACTGCAAATATTTTTAGCCATATCAAAATCAGATTCGTTATAGTTTCCAAGATCATCTGCTTCAGGGTAAAAAATATCTGTAGGATACTGCAGGCATAGCTGAGTACCATCAAATGGACTGGATATTATTGAAAGCTGCATACTCTTCAAAGCGACCCTCCTCCCAATCCCACAGTAGATCTGTGGATCCCATACCTGATATACGGCTAGCTGCCACGCTTAGAGAACGAGATGAGTCATCCTCTTCATCCTGTCGTTGTAAAACTAGAACAATGTCTGAGTCCTGCAAGAACGATGATGTGTAACCAATAGAGTCTGCAGTTACCTTGCCCCCACGCATTTTAGAGCGCAGAGTCTGAGTACTAACTACAACCGGAATGTCGTAGCGCTGTGCTACACGTTTCATTCCACGAGTAAGACTACGAAGTGATCTCTCACTTTCAGTCTCACCGGTCTCTTCGTCAAACATAAGATACATACCGTCCACAAATAAAATGTCAGGTTTATATTTTTCTACCTTTGCACAGAGCCCTGTAATAGTTCTAGAAGCCACTGTGTCAGGCATCCAGAAGTCATCACGTGCCATACCTAAATGATTTAAGTAGCTCTTCTCTTCATCAGGACGCAACGCACCCATGATCAAACGCTTGTGTGAGATATGAGAACGCATCGCATCATAGCGAGTCTTCATTTCTCTAGCGGTCATTTCAAACGACTGAAACATGACCCGTTGGTTTTCATCCTGTGCTCTAATAGCCATCTGCATAGCAAGCACGGACTTACCGGTCTTAGGAGGGGCTGCAATAGTCCACAGCTGTTGTTTCAAAACACCGGAGGTAATCTCATCAATAGTTTTAAAACCAGTAGATAACCCAAGCAAACCATTAGGACGAGTCTTGATAGCAATGTATTCATCGTAACGTTGCATAGGATGATCACTAAGATTCTCATCAGTAGAATCTCTTTGATTATCATTCATCAAGATTTGTGCTGCTGATGCCATGGTCTGCAATGCAGTGTTGTGATCTTGTTGTGATACTGCCTGCTGAGCTTCCAGCAAAGCATCGATAGTCTTCTGACGCTTACGGTATTCTATTAACTGGTCGAGTAAATACTCAATGCTGTCTTCTACGGCATGCAAAGTATACGTAGGAAAGTTATCTCTAACCGTTACGGCTGTAGGGACTTCTCCGTACTTCTCGTTATGTTTAGAAACAAACTTCCATACCTGCTTGTTAAGGTCGTTAAAGAACCAGTCTTCTTGTACCCCGCACTCAAGCAGCGGTTGAATATCTCTGCTACGGATAGCTTTAGATAATAAACGCTCTTCATTATTGGCGGCCATTCACTCTCCCCTCATCCAAAAACCAGTGACCGTATCTTAGCGCACGATCTGGAATATCAATTACATGCTTTACTTCTGGCCTATAAGGAAGCTCTGCTACAAGATCAGCAACTACGTTGTAAGCTTTTGCATAGTTAAACGGATTAGTTCCTAGGTTATCTAAATCCTCTAGGATTCTATCCATATCATTTTGAGATCTTTCAAACCCCACAAGCTCTAGTGAATACTCATAGGTATCTTTAAATCTCCAGAAATGAGCAAGGGCTCTTCTATCATAGGTTGTCTCTATGTAAGGAACTGAAATGCCCAGCACCTTGTTAATTCTAGGTTCTCTTACAAGCAAGCAATCTAAAGAAACTAGAACTCGCATTGGGATTTCATTTGAAATATCGCCCCCACGCATTTCTAAACTATTTCTATTTTGCCGTAGTTTACCAGAAGCTGTCTGAAGGCTTCCGGATCTTCACTAGCGGTAGCACTTTGTTCACGATCTACCTTGTTAGAAATTTCTACAGGATAGACACCGCCGTTTAAATTCATACGGTCTTTAACAAAGCGTGTGTGCTTGCAAGTATTGCGTGTATCAAAGCCAGCACAATTACAACGCAACTTGAGAGAGCTGTGATGCACGTGCACTTCATGAACACCTGTTTCAGATAAAAAAATCTGAGTGATCATCCAACCCATAGTTTTCTCTTTCATTTGCGTCGATCCCCTGTCTCTGATTCTACATCAGCCCACATGAATGCTTCATGGGCAAAGCTTTCCATTGCTTCTCCGTAAGTACTTCTCCACTTTGAAAACTTAACATTTGTAGTTACGATAGTTGGTAATCCCGCATTAAAGCGAGAACGCAACACCGCATCAAACATATTTTCTGACCAACCACTTGCAGTTCGATATTCTTTTCCTAAGTCATCTAAGATAAAAAGTGGTATGGCATCTCTTACATCCCCGTTAATCTTTTGAATCAAGTCCTTAGCTTCAGAGTCTGTCCAAGACTCCTTCTCAAGCCGTAGGTATTTTGGGTAATCCATAAATAGACCTGGCTGGTTAGAGGAGACTGGCATAGTACGAATAAGCTCCTGCAGGGCTACAGAGGCCAATGTGGTCTTGCCATGACCTGGTAACCCTACCAAGGCTAGTCCAAGGCCGCTAGAGGGGCTTCCAGGGCTTTTAATGACCATCCCTGACCGGACTGTATCTACCCATTTCTGGACCACGGAGACAACCTGAGGGTTATCTAGGTCTGAGAACTCCATACCGATGGTTTTCATAGGCAAGGTAGCCCGCAGGATAGCGTGGCGGGTTGTAGGAGACTCTTTGTTAATGTCGTACATTACTTGCCCCCTAGTAGTCGTAGCATCTTTTCTTGCTGGTTTCTAACCATCTCTTCATCGTATGAGTCAGGAAGTTCTTCCCGAGTCACAGTTCCCTCTACCGTCTGATAGTAAGCGATGAACTTACGCCAGATAGGAATACCTGTTCCAGCGTTGTTTAAATTGCGTGGGTCCTCAAAGAACATTCTAATCGATGTAAGTACCTGTTGTCTAGTCGCACCTTTACCAACCTGCTGGTTAATCCATAACGCTAGTGAGCGTGTGTTAAGCTGCATGGTGAGATGTCCAGCTGTACTTGCGTTTAGTAATGATCCAAACTCTGAAACTAAATCTGCTGTACTCCAGTTCTCCTCAGGCATATTGCTGCGATGAGTAACTGAAGTCTCAGGCTTAGCCCCATACTTAAGTCTGCGCATAGCGACCTTGTCTTCAATTCGACCTACCGCTCCAGCAGGATCCTCTTCGACAAACTTTTTAGGCTTAGGAGTTTCATCTCCATCTAAATCCCATCCCATTTCAACTCCTTCTTTACTTGGGAAATTTTTTCCCAATATAGTAGAACTACGTAGTAGTTCTACTATAGGTTTATCTACTGTAGATATATCGTTAGTACTAGTCACAGCAGCTGTATCACTATAGACATACAAGAGCCCTGAAAATCCGGTGTCGGTGCCAAGAAGCTTTTTAGCCCCTTTTGTGAACTTCATGTATGAATTCCACTTCCCGTTAACTTGCTCTCGGGTCGTGATAATGTATCCAAAACGTTTCAATTCGTTGATTGCAGACTGGATAGCGTCTCTGCCTTCGGGCATGACAGCAGAAAGCTCGTCGGCAGATACAGGTCTGCCTAGCTCTGCGTAATATGCGAACACCCCTTTTGCCCTAGCGGACAAGTACGGATTTGAATATGCTGATTTCATAAAGCCCCCTCTTTAAATATTCTACCGAGGTGGGATACGTTTTGGCAAATCGCCTTTTGGAAGTCCGGTAAAGATCTGTTCCACAAGCAGTGACAGTGTAAGCCCAATGAATGTGGATGCTAGAATGTAAGGAAATAGAAAGCGCAACCTTACTGTCAAGATTAGACAAAAGATTAAACTTAGTACAAGACCTAACAAGCTACGCCACTTACCAAGCTTGAGTAAGAATGCTTCTACTGCAGCCAAAATACACGCTGTTGCTAACGCTGAAACTATTAATGTGCCCATATAAAACAGTCTACTCTCTAAAGACAACTCTGTCAATATCGAAGCCTTGACCTGAGACATATGTGGTTGGGCCACAAGATATGGTAACAATTGCGTATGCGGATCCAGTAATAGAGCTAACCGGAAATGAGTTTCCAATATAAGCCCAACGATTAGTGTGAGTTATTGAAACAACTTTAGACCTAGCAGTTGAAGTAATTTCTGAGTTAGAAGCCCCTGTAGAGTCTTTAGAGTTAGTAGTTTTAGCGCCGGTAATATTATCTTGATATACAACTATAACGTTATCATTAATGTCGTAGTAATCTACTCTTAGGCTATAGATGCCTAAAGAGTCTGAGTTAATTGGACGTATAGCTACAGAAGAATAATAACCGGCATCAGCAACAATATAAATTTTTCCAGTTTGAATACCAAAATATGGGCTGAAACTAGAGCCTGCCGTAGTAACTCGGCAATATCCTTGGCCATGAGTGACACTATCACCTAATAAAGTTCCACTAGCAATTTTTCTAGTTAATGTAGAGTTAACTGCAGCCCAACCATTTAAATCATTTTCAAAAGAAGAAGAGGAAATTTTAGCGTTAGGTAGGTCTGCGTAAACATCAGATGATCGGCCTGTAGCAATTCCCCAGTTCCCCCCTACGGGCATATAGTTTCCTAAAGTTGCATTTAATCTATTAATTTTAGTTCCATAGTTAGAAAAATAACTGCTCTTTCCTCCACCAACACTTTGAACTTTAGCTGCCCAAATAGTTTTACCAGAAGTTAAAGGGTTATTAATAATAAAAGTACTTCCAGAAGTTATATCTAAATATTGATTTACTATTCGACCATACTCGCCATGAACTCCATCAATATGAAAGTATGTTGAGGTAGAGCCTGTAGTATTAGATATAGAAATAGTAAAAGGAACAGTAGTGGCACCAGCAGCTAACTGAACTACGGTGTGAATTCTTTTCCAATCCCCCTTTTCAGCTGAAGAAATTGTAAATGTATTTGTACCTAATGTATATGTTGCTTGAGCTCCACGAACATAGGCAGAAATGATAAAGTCTTCTCCACCGACTGCTGCTGAAGAAAGATAAGCAGTTCCGCTTAAAGATCCGGTAGAAGAATAAGTTAACTTTCCAAAATAATTGCCATACTTAGGTAACAAACCCGCATCTGAAGCAATACGGGTAAGAGTACCGCTACCTGCTGTCCAGTCTGTAGTATTTGTTTCAAATCCCGAGTTACTTACATAGTTATATACTTCTTTAAATTCCCATTTACAATCTGCGGGGGCGTAATATTGTTGAGTCAATGGATTAGTGATAGCTATTCCACCATCGCCAGAAAAAAATGGATCAATTGCAGAAGACTTTTCAAGGAGTCCTCCATCTAACCAGTAACTATCTCCAGCCACATTGTCTGTAAAATAAAAACTTACTTTAACTAAAGGATTGCCAGCATCTTGAGAAAATGGTGGGGTAATACCTGTACCATAAACTTGAATAGGTGCAGTAGTAGAAAGAGTAAAAGGATTGCTATCTACAAAATATTGAGTAGTTGGGTAATATTGTCCATCAGCATCTGAAAGAATTGATGACTGCAGTTGTGTAGAGGATTGATTAGAAAATTCAATTCTTACTTTTACTGTCCTAGCCGCAGACCCCAGTATATAAGCACTGGCAACAATTTGTTGTCCTGGCTCTATAGCAACCCAATCAGAGATATAAGCAGCGGTACCGGTAGCAATAGAAGTTAACTTGCCTACTTTAGTTCCGTGAACAATTGCCGCAGTAGTTACACTGTCTTGACTAAGGTTTCCATTTAAAGGAGTCCAAGAAGATAAACCGTATTCCATTTCTGGATTGTAAAAGTAGTTTTCTTTTTCACCAGCAACATTAATGTAGATCTTACGGGCGTCTTCATACATAAGACTATGAGATGCTTCAGCAAATTGAAGCATGTCAAAGTAAACATTGTCAGCCATCAGATCTCCTTAAAGAGTAAATAATTATTCTGTTGGGGTTTCTATAACTGGTGGATTTGATAATTCAGCAATAACATTTTTAGCCCATTCAGTTGCTTCCTCTTTAGAAGCCCAAGGTTGATTGCTATTGTTAGGATTAAAAGGTTGAAGAATATCAGGTGCGCCTGCCTCATTAGGTGTATTGGCGTTCCAAATACGAACGGTGTTTTCGTCATCTACTTCATAGCGAAATGGATTTTTTGCCATTATGGTCTTATTCCTTCCCAAGTAAGTTTTACAGTTTTGTGGTGTGTTACACGAACGCTAGGGTCAAACCAGATTTCAAAACCAGCTTGACTTGCACTTTCGCAAAACGATAGGTCTTCTCCCATCATATTAAAATTATACCCTTTTCCGTCTACTTGTGCAGTAACTTGTACAGATTGAAACCACGGGCGAGGAATACTTTCAAATACGCCCTGTTTAATACATATAAATCCAAAGCCTGCCCCAGCAATTTTAACAGGTTCTTTCATCTCTAATACTTCTTCGTAAGTAATTGGTGAAGCTAATGTTTCTTTATGAATTGGAACAGTACCGTTAGCCATTAAATATCCGCCTGAAATAATATCTTTATCGCTTCTGTAAAGCTTTACTACGTCTTCAGGTTCAAAAGCAATATCAGAATCTATCCACATTAACTTGTCGTAAGTAAGACCACCTTCTAATGGTCGTTGTTCTGTAAAAGAATTTTCTCTAGTTCCGCTTAATGTTACTTCTCGAGCATCCCCAACATGAGATGAAACCCCGTTAGCAAACGCAAAAGTAATTTTTTCTTGCGCTAAATAAGCAACTAATCTTAATAATGATTGAACATAAGAACCTAACATAGATGAACCTGGAGTACAGATTACTATATTTGCGTGTGGTTTGCCTTCCATTTTTTACCTTTCGTTATGAAGCAGAATAAATTGAAACAGTAAACGGAATTAATGGCTGTAAATTTGCGAAATTATTGCCACCACTACTCGTACTCCAATAAATTTGATTATTATAGATTAAAGGATAGGTGCTAGTATTTTGAGCAGCCCAAGAGCTAGTAGCATTTTGAATATTACTAAACAAAGTATTTTCTCCCGTAACTGTTCTCCAAGTAATTGCATCTGTAGAAAAATGCAAAATATATCTACTTTTACGAGGAGCTGTTTCTGGAATGTTACCTGTATCCATATACCAATAATATCCATTAGCAAAAAATAAGTTATTAGTTGATATAGTTGGATTTGATTGGTTACCTCTTCCGTTAATAGAGGTAATTGTCCAAGTAGTTCCATCAGTAGAATATGCACCGTTTGCTGCACTTCCATAAGTAAGGTTATTTACTGAGCCACCCACTAAAAATTTACCATTTCCAAAAGTTGCAGAGTTAAAAGTATTTGTATATGCAACAGTACGGGCTGCCCAAGTAATTCCGTCAGTAGATGAAATAATTGTTCCAGAAGCGCCAGCAGCTACAAACGCGTTGTTTCCATATACCCCACAGTACATGGCCGCACCACTTGTAGGAACGGTTCTAGCTGTCCAAGTAGCTGCATCTGTAGATGAATAAATAGAGGAGGTGGAGTTTCCAGAATTAGCTACAGTAATAAAAGTATTAGTATTAGATCCAAAAAATATTTGTGTTGTTGCTGTAGTTGCCCCGCCAACGCGAGACCAGCTAACACCAGCATCTGTAGTTCTAAAATAATAGTTAGTAAGAATATCTGTGGCAGGCAATAAACCGATAGAATTACCGTAAGCCGAAACTCCAGCAATATTTGGGCTACCTGTAGTCGTATATGTAGCAAGAGCTGAAGATACAGTTTGAGCCGTAGTTCCTACTATTTTATTTACAAAAGTCTGGGCACCAGTCCAAGAAGTAAAAAATATGGATGTTCCAATTATTACAGTACTTTGAAAAGCGGGGGTTCCATAGGAGGCTCCGCCAGCCGTATTAAGATTTATTCGATTTTCTTTTCCAGTTCCTAATCCAGCTCCTACTGTAAAGTTTGATTCGGTAGTTGTTAAAGATATATATTGATTTTGAAAAGAAGCTAATTCATCTGAGTAATACGCGTTAACAGGTGAGTTAGCAGATATATAGGCTAAACCTTCTGCAGGAGCTACGTTAATAATATAGTTTCCAGCATTAAGTGAAGTTGTATAAAATCCTATGCCTTTACCAACGTTTCCAGAATAAACTAAAGAAGTTGCACCAGCAGGTAAAGAAGATGATGAAGAACTTGCGGCTACAGGAAATGTACTAATACCCATTTTAGACTATCTCCACTCCGCTTATGTGAAAGTTAATAGTAGTTGCTGAAGCGCCACCCCTTATAATTTTAGGAGTTGCGTTAGCAGGTATTACTTGCTTGCAATCAATGTAGACAGTTGTACTTGCGGCAATTGTTGTTGCCGTATGTAAATCAACTCCGTCTATTGTAAGAGTAAAGGTACCAGCAGATGCTGCTGTATTGGTAACGGCAATGTTAGTTACTACTGTCGTGGTTGAGGTAGTAGGCACTGTATACAACGTAGTTGTTGTAGTGGTTGTGGCTGCTCCTCTAAAGAGGGTTTTTGCTGATACGGCCATTATAGATACGCTCCCATAGTAGTAAGGATTATGTTGTCATCTGCCCCAGAAGTTGTTGTAAGTGAAGGAATTATAGAGGTCCAAGTAGTTCCATTATAGTACTCTAGTATGTGGCTGTCTGTACGATAAGATACCATACCTTCAGCTAGCACGCTAGTAAGGGCGGTTGTACGTGCAGAGGCAGAGGCAAAAACCATTGTACTTTGATTCATTAGATAGCTATTAACATTTGCAGCAGTGAGAATATCGCCACTGTTAAATAGTTTATATGTCATTTTTTCCTTACTATCCTAGCACTGAGGTGTCGAGTATACCATTGACAGAGCTGTCTAGGGTGAATGTATTAGTAGAAATACTAGTGGAAATAGTAATAGTAATCTGGGCAAAAACAGAATTTAAAGGAGAAAGTTTACCGTTTCTACCTGAATCAGAGGCGGTAGTAAACTCAGAAAAAGTAGTAGATGTGGTTAGGCTGGTACCGGCTGCGGTTGTTCCCAAAGACTTACCAAACTGGTCATACCAAGTAATGGTAGCAGAAATTGTTTTAGCACTGCCCGCATCATGACGTACCCAACCACTAAATAGATAGCGGGTATTGGCGCTAATCGGTATGCCGTTAGTTTTTATATCAAGGCCTGAAGCCGGTAATGACATAGTTACTGAGCTTAATCCAGCAGTGTTTAATTTACCTACGCCTGTATTTTTTGCAGGGTATGCTGAATCAATAAATGGGGTAGGGGCAATTATACTTTCAATAGTGTAAGTTGATTTAATAAGAGTACCCGCAGAAACGCCCCACCGTCCTATAGATTCTTCAAAAGAAGAGTCGTTATAGTCAAGCATTAAATTATGACCTAAAGAATAGCTGGCGCCCCAGTGAGTCAAAGCTGTGGTGTAGGTTGTTAAACCAAGCGAAGTTCCTTTATAAGAGTTTATGATATTTCCGGTTGAGGAAATAGAACGATTGTAAATATCTCCTAATGCAGCTTCGTAAGTAAACCCTAAACTTGTAGATTTATTTTGCAACAAAGCACTTGGAGTATAAATTGGATTTAAAGAATTTCCTAGTACATTTCCCTCTACCCGCATATAATCGTACATAAAAGCAAATACGCCAAGGATAGTTACAAAGCTATTATCTCCATAGTAGGATAAACCTTCTCCAATATTACTACTTTGATTAAGCCATGCTTTAGGCAACCAATTACTTATTTTAACTAAAGAGTTTTTGTCAGAAACAAGAAACGTATAGGTAGAGCCACAAAATTTCCAGCTAGATCCGTTAAATAACCAAATAGAATATGATATTTCTAAGTCTTGATAATCTGCAATAACATCTGTATAGGAAATACCAATTGAGTTATAGGCACCTCCGATAAGGATTGTACCTTTATTTGGATCATCTAATGTACCGGTGTAGCTTTTTACTAACGCCCAGTGAGTAGGTGTAGGATCAGAAGGATCGGGAATTATCGGGCTCCAAGAAAGCTTAATAGTTTGGTAATCACTTGAAAGTGCAACAATATTAGACTGGTAGTAAACACCTACTACAGAGGTAACTCCATAGCGTACTCCAGACCCATATAGTTTAGTACCATACTTTGCCATTTATTAAATACCACCAGTAACTGTAGTTGTTAAGGCAGAAGCAAGAAGATATGGAATTTCATTTGCAGCAAGAGTTAAAGAGTTATTTACGGTAGCTGATGCGTCTCTAGAAAACTGAGTTACAGTTGCAGAAATAACACCTGGTACAGATTGAATAGCTGTAGTTATTTGAGATAAGTTAATTACATCACCAAATACGTTATTGTCATAGTAAAATATTCCGCCTTGTCCAAGAAAAGCTTGATAAATTGCTAGTTTAATATCTGAATTTTTGTATGCTGAATTTGCAACTACAGTAGAAGATAAGTAAATAGGGACATATGTTGGAGGTAGAATTGTTAAGGAAGTTCCTGTTAAAATTTTATCTGACATATAAGTTTGAACTGCTGTTGAAAGATTAGTCCAAGCAGAAGTTGGGGTTAATGAAATAGCTAGTCCATTGCCAATATATGTTGCTGTTGGAGTACCGGCTACAGTAAAAGAAGAAGATGTTGGGATAGCAGTAATAACTGCTCCCTGTAAATTATATACACTTGGATTTACACCAGATATATTAACAGTATTTCCAATAGCAAAGCCATGATCTACATCTGTAGCAAACGTAACCGCAGAACCGGTTGTAGAAGTACCAACAATATTAACTTGAGGGTATCCGGTAGCTGCTTGTCCATCATTCATAGGTTGAATATAAAGGTTAATATTTGTGTATACACTTGATGCAGCATTGGCTTTGCCAACACCTTCTGTTAGATTTGCTAAATAAGCATAATCTGATAGAGTTACTGCTCTACGACGAGTAAGTACTGCAGCTTTAATTTTATTTTTAATATCAACTGTAGAGTCTGCGTCAGCACCCCCAGTAGCTGGAGTACTATTAGATACTGTAAAGTAAGTTGTTACTTGTGGATCTAAATTTCCAGGAAAAAAAGTAAGTTCTGTAATTGCTAAAGATTTAATATTTCCCGCAGAACCAACACTAACTTTATATGATGCACTAATTAATTGCCCACTAGGAGGAATAGCGCCGTTCACATTGTCTCCAAAAACAATGTTAATTGTTCCATCTTCATTAGGAGATGTAGTAAATACCCTATCTCCAGGACCAGCTTCAAATAGGTTATCTTTATAGGTCCAGATACCAAAAGCAACACCTTGACCTACATATACTGTAATAGAGTTATTTACTACGCCTGTTTCAGGAATATAAAATGTTTGATTAGCAGAACCATCTGAAGAACCTAAGTTAGCTGGAAGAGATATGTTATAGGTACTATCAATTAAGTCTGGTTTATCTGTATTTACTGTCTTTCCTTCTTGACAAGGTAAAGTAATAGATGCCCCAGGAACTATAGCAGTCGCTGCAGTTGTTGTTTCAAAATACACTTCTGCATAAGCACCAAAAGATAGCGGCGCCATAACTTGTGTACCAATAGGTATATCAATAGTATTAGAACTTACATTAGTAAAAGTTACATTTACAGTTGCTGGGGTAGGACCTGAAATAACATAGTCATATAGTTTTGCAAAAGAAAGCAAAGTCTTACGCTGGATAGCGGTATCTATAGTTGTCTCATTAGCAATTCTATCTAAGTAATGTGACATAATGTCTCCCATATAAGCAAACGTTTCTACAAGAACATTGCCCAAATCTGAATAGTCAGTAGGGTTCCAATTAGTACCGGTACGCTCCCTAATAAGTGCAATTAAATCCGCTTTTAATGCGGCAAAGTCTCTGGATGTATAGTCGATTTGCATAATTACCCCGCAATAATTCCGCTGTAGCTAATGGTGCCTGTATTAATTGTTAAAGAAGTAAGTGTATCATCCGGCAGCTTTAAAGACACAATTACATTTTCTGTACCGTCAAAATTATTTCCAGCAAAATCTACTGAGGTCACAGAAACTTCTGGAATCCATTTTGAAATAGCTTCTGAAATTGCCAAAGGAATAGCAATTTGAGCATCACTATCGTTTTCAAATAAAGACTTACTCCAGTCAACTCCATAAGTAGGAAGCATAGGGCGTTGCCCTACGTAATAAGATAGCAAAGTCAAAACTTTATCGACATAAATTTTAGCAGCTGACTCAGTATATTGAACTACCCCTGAATCAGGACCAATTGTATACGGATAACTTAAGGCTTTACTCATGACTGTACTCCTATCCATACTGGGTAATCAGGATCCCCAGCAATAAACATTACCCAAACTAGTTGGTTTACCGCAGGAATAGTTCTGTGAAATGTATGCTCTGGGGTTTTAAGACTAGTAGATGAACTAGTAATTCCAGGAGCACTGAGACCACTAGCAGTAGTATAGGCGCTAGTTTCCTGTATGTCTGTTGTAGATGTAGGTGCAGTTACGGCAACATTTTTTGTAATCATAGTTTTAGTTGGTGTGTGGGCATGATTAAGTTGTTTAGTTGCATCTTTAGCAACTACAGTAAGTGCTGGGATACTAATGGTTACTGTTCCTCCTTGAGGATCTGAACCTGATGCACTTGTTGTAGAGGTTGTAAGAAGGGCAGCAACTTGTGTTGCTGTATGTGGTAGATGATCTGGATGATAAGAGGAGTCTGTAATGGGTAAACAAGCTGAAGCCCAATTATGAGATTCAACACCAGTAGGTCCATGAACTAAAACTTGAATTCTATTTTTATTTAAAGGATCTTTTACGTTAGTTACTTGTCCAGAGTAAATACCATAAAAACGAGGACGACCCTGAGGATCCATCATATATTCAGTGCTGTGATTCATTGTAGTACCTTTCCACTACTAGTAGCAGACCATTGTACCGTTTTTTTAATTCCATCAATATTTGGTGGAGAATAGATAAAATTAGTACTTCCAGCAACTTTAGGTACAGCAATTTGAGATATATTTTGTACAGCCGTTTTAACAGTAGCTCCATAAGAAGGATTAAGAGTTGAAGAATTTGGGGATAAGTTGTACTCAACTAATTTAGAAGAGGCACTAGTTAATGATTGATTTGCAAAATCACTTTGAACATCCCTAGTATCAGATCTATCTCTAGCTTTAGGATCACTATCCCCAATAAAATCTGTGCCAACTTCAAGGTTTAAAATGTAGTTTGCAACACGTCCTCCGAACACATGTTCAACAGAAAGAACTGTCCAGTAACCAGACATACCATTAGGAAGACCATCAAGATAAATTGGATCATAAGGACGCAAAGTAGCATGCCCTACTATACTAACTTTTGCTCTATGTTGATACTTATTAGATTCATTATAGGACTGGGCAACATGTTTAGAGTTAACTAAATCTTTAATTACTTCATGGGGATGATGTTTTTTAAATACAGCAGTTTGTGTACCGTCAGATTTATTATTAGAAAAGTTACTCATTATTTACCAATTTTCTGAGTAAAATAAGTTTTACTAGGAATAACAACTCCAGGATTGCCCCTCTTAGGGGCAGTATGTGAATGAGTAACTTTAATTGTAGAAGCAGTTTTACTATTAATTCCACTAATAACCCTATCAATTCTTAACCCAGCTTCTGGAGCCTGGTCTGAAATTTCAGGTTCAAAGATAAGAATAGTTCCTGTCATACGAAGTTCTCTTGGAACTACTCCACCTATTTCATCATCTACATAGTTAAAGTATGGGGCTGACATTTTTTTACTTTGATAAATTTTATCTTTAGATACAAAAGTAATAGTAGTATTTTCAGTTAATAATGCAAAACCAGTTTGTTTAGCTAAACTTCTACATAGTTGCCAATCACTTTGACCAGATTGAACAACTTGATCTCGTACTCTAGGATCTCTTTGAGTCACTGCTTCCATACTATGTTTTTTAGCAATTTTAGAAATAACTTGGTCTGAGGTTATATTTTTATAGATTTTTTGATCTGTATTTTTTAACACCCAAGATGCACCTACGCAGACAACATCTGTATTACCACCTTGAAAAGTATTGTCTTGACGAACATGGTGAATATACCCATGCCAAGTAGACTTTAACTTTCCTGACCGATAGGTAAAGATTATTGGATCACCTGAGAGTAATGCCTGTCGCCTATTAACTGGTTTACCTTTGTAATGAAGAACTAAACGATCGTGTTCTTCTGGATCTTGATGTAGTTCAGCACTAATTAATATAAGATCCATGTCAGAAGCTTTAGGAAAAGATGCGGCAAAAGTACTATCTTGTGCGTTAGAGTTCCATACAAAGTTTTTTTGATCAGGAGTGTTAGTGTTAATTGCCATAAGGAATCCTTAATATAGTTCCTTCTGGAATACCAAATGGGTCGTCAATTTCAGGATTAATTTCCATAATTTCCCACCAATACTTTGCTCCTATACCAAATACCTCAGAAAGTCTAGAAAGATTATCTCCATTTTTCCAAGTATAACTAATATAATTAATTGTTTTGCTATCAGGAAAATTTCTAAATACAGAGATAATGTAATCTCCTGTATATTTATGAGGAGTTTGAGTTAAAGAACCGTCATAATATCTTGATACTCTTTCAATCATTATGAACCCGGTGCCTTTCCGCCATTAGCTATCCACTGTTTAATAGAATCTGCCCCAACAACGCTTGCCGGTAAACTACTATCTGTCCATAAAGCTGGGTAACGACTAAACGTAATGTTTACTGTGCTCAACATAGGGACCATGTTTAGATCAAACATAACATGATTTACTTGAAAACCAGTTACTGACCCAAAATATTTTAAATTTTTATTTAATTGAAGCCAACAAGGAACACCAGTAGTATAACCAAAATCTGCAGTAGCACCTTCATATAAACTATCAAATAACAGTGGTTTTTTTAAAGGATCTCCATTTAAAACACGGTATAAAAATTCTATATCATACTCTGTACCACGATTTAAAATGCCCTCTATTTCCCAAGGTTTTAAATCTCTACCGTACAATTGTTTTTGAGGAACTTCTGGATATGACATTCGTAAATAACTTAAATCAGGAATTCTATTTAAATATAATTCAAAAGATACAGTTGAATTACCAGTAAGTAAACTAGCAGGATCTTTTGAACCTAAAGTCCAATCAATTGAATTGTTAGAAGATGTATTATAATTAAATGTAGTTGGATTGTACATAAATCTAAAACCCCATTGATTTGATCCTGTAGAAATAACTTCTTTTAATTTATCAGGGTTTCTATTTAAAGTTTTAGCTCCATTTACATCTTGATAAATTGTTCCACGTTCACTTGCTGCAAAAGTTGGAACAGTTTTTAACCTATTTGTAACCGTATAAAGATCTCTATAACTATAATCATTAGTAGTATCATAAATTAATTTTTCTGAAAAAGATGTTCTTGAAGCTTGATCATATGGAGGTGGATTATATCTATAAACATCTTTTGGTTCTTCAGTAGGAATACTTTTATAGGTAACTCGATCTACAGCATTACAATCTGTACTACTACTTTTTATTCTTAACCATTGCTGTAAAGCTGCTTGACTAAATTTAAGTTTAGAACTTTTTGTGACCAAATCTGCATCTTTTGGTGCAGGGTGCGCTGTTAATGTGTTTCCATTTTTATCACAGCTCCAAAGAACTGAATAACTTTGGGTAAGATGATATATTAAAAACCACCACTGTGTAGAACAAATGTCATAGTAATAATTTGAAACTGTTTGCTCATATCCAGGAGAAAGTTTAGCTCCCACACCACTTGCATCTCTAGTAGCTATTTCAATAGCAGGTGCTGGAAAAGTTGGTTGAGTATGTGTAGTTGTCCAAGTAATACTTGGTACTGCATTAGATGTAGTTCTCCAGTTTATACCTGAAATTTTTGTTGCATTAGGGCTAAGAGTACTTTTTGTATAAGCCTCAATTTGAGGTGTAGCTACTACCTGACCATTTGTAGTTTTTGAGGTGCGATTAAAACTAATTCTATAATGAGAATTTTCATATATAAGTCCTCCTGTGCGAACATTTTTATCAGTAGTGCCTGGACTAACAGTAACTCCAATAGTTAATCCTGCCTCTAATCCATTTCTTTGATTAGTAGATGAGTTAGTTGATACTAATATTCCTTTGCCATCAATTCCGGTAGTTCCAGCGTTAAAAGCAGTTTGCCAATCAGAAAAAGTTTGTATATTACTGGCATAGATATCAATTACATAATAAACATACCATGCAGTATTAGTTATAATATTAGTATCAGGAACTCTTGTTACTTCTGCTGTGTTAAGTAAAGTAGCAAGAGATTCTCCTTCTCGCTCTGTTTTATAACGTTTAACATCTGCATAATATTTTGTAGCCATTAAAGAGCACTTCCAATCCTCTTAAGTACATCACTTTCAGCAAGTTTTTTACCAATTAATTTAACCATACGATCTGTTTCTTGAACGCTTCCTTGAGCAATATTAACTTTCATTTGTAGATTAATAACTACATTTTTACCACTAGACATACCTTTAGCAGTTCCAATATTCATACCTTCAATAGGACCACCTAAATCTTCATTAAATCCTGCGCTAGTTAATGATGTTCCTAAACTTGGACTTGATAAACTTTTTATATTTACTGAGTGATTGCTTACAATTTTTTTAGCTTTTGTATTTTTTGCAATAGCCATAGATTGACCAGAAACACCCTTAGGTACTATAACTGAATTAGAACTAGCACTAATAGGGGTTGCAGGTGCCCCACTTAAATAAGGAGCAGGGTTTATCTTTACTCCTTTTTCGTTAAGAATTTCAAAGTGAAGATGGGGACCAGTAGAGTTACCCGCTCCAGCGGCACCAGATTTACCTCCGGATTTACCAAGAGCTTGTCCAGGAGTTACTTTTTGTCCCCTAGAAACACTAACTTGAGACATGTGGGCATATCTAGATTTAGTACCATCATCATGTTGTACCTCAATCCAGTTACCATAACCCATAGCGTCATTGCCAAGATAACTAATGTGTCCATCGGTAACAGCGGTTAGTGTACTTCCTACGGCTGTACCAAAGTCAATACCTTTATGGTCAATAGATCCTTTACCTCCAGGAGATTCACGTTTTCCAAATTCAGAAGTAATGTGAGTTCCCTTTGGAACAGGGCTATAAAAAGATAGCGGAGCAGAACTTCCAGAAGCTCCAGTACCTAAGTTACCGTGATCACTAGGGCCACCTTTACCACCAGCAGAAAGAATTTTAGCTACAAGTGCTTGAGTAGCAACTTCATCTGCAGTTCCTAGAGTACCTACAGTCCCTGCTTCAGCTAAAGCAGCTTGTGTTTCTAAAAGCCCAATCTCTCCTATCTTAATAAGATTTTTTGGTTTTGATATAAATCTTCCAGCACCCTTTAAGAAACCACCCATCTTACCTAATAATGATTTTCCACCTGCAGCGGCACCAGCACCGCCCAAAATTTTACTCATCATCTTGTAGCCCATATAGTCTTTTGCAAGACCCATAGCACCACCGGCTAAACCAGAAACAGTTCCTCCCATGCCACCAGCATTAGGGAATGTTTGAAGAATACCCTTAAGAGTCATAAGACCCTGATTAACCGGACCAAGCAATCCTGCCATAGTGCTGTATGCATCATTAAGTGATGCAGCAGTACGAAGAGATGCATCATAACCACCGACTAAACCTTGTTCAGTTGCGGCAAGTTTTTTATTTTCACTAGAGTTAAATCTAAAGTTAGCACGAATAGGGCTGCTTTGATCTACGCCCATAGCATTAAGAATTGAGTTTGGGTCTTTCATTTGAGATGAAGTAAGCGAAGAGCCATTAGATGCACGAGCTAAAATACCTGCTTGAATAGTCTGCATTAATGCTTGGTCGCCACCAGTAATTTGTTGAATGGTTGCATAACCCTTACTTCCAGGGTTTAATACCATTGCTGCTTGTTCTTTTGTAATCTTTTGTCCACGATACAAAAAGCTATATACGTCATTAATAATTTGGTTTGGCGGTTTTAAGTTACCTTGACGATCACGGATTTGAATGCCAGCACGTAAGAAACTCATGCCATTCATACCGGCCATACTTGCAGCAGCCTGTTCGTTGCTCATGCCAGTCATAGCACTTAGGCCAGCAAGTTGACCCATAATATTTTTAGAGCTTAGTGAATTAGCGGTATAACCACCTTGATACATTAAGTTCATTGCGGCCATGGTTGGACCCATAGCACTTGTTGCTCCGCCGCCTACTTGATTGTTAGCTTGAAGAATTGCAGTACGGGAGGACATGCCACTAAGTCCGGCATATGTATCCGCACCCATACGTTGCGTAACAGCAGCCATAGTATTAGGTGCCATGGAGCTATAGACAGCCGCCCCAGCAGTTGCTACGCCAATACCTATACCTACTTTTTCAGCACGGGTAAACTCACCAAGGCCTAGGCGTCCAGCGCCAGGCCTTCCTGCACTCATTTTTCCTGTAGCGGCTTCGGTGTCTTTAATGGCTTTAGACCACTCATCAACCATTTGGTCTACAAGTTTTTTAGCCTCTTTAAAGTATTTAATAAAGTTTTTAGGAAGACCATCAAAGTCAACATCATCCCCCATGGCAGAAAAAGGCGTAGACTCAGCATCCGATGGTGGGAACATACTTTGAGTTGCCATTTACATCACCGCCTTATTCTAGCCGTAGCTCTATCTAACCAATTTATACGTTCCCTCATACTAAGGTTACGTACCTCATTTAATGTCCACCCAGGATAACTTTGGATCAATAGATCCTGCATATCCATAAGCAGTTCGTAGTCAATCTCGTTAGCGAAACAACTCCGCTAAAGTTAGCGGAAGCGGTACCTCCGTGCCGCAAGACTGACATGGAATTTTTATTTCACTGAGTTGTGGGCCTGGGTTGCGGTTTGTAATCTCTTGCAAAATGTCTCTACGATCTTTTAAACTTAGTTTTCGAACATCGTCTAAACTAAGTACTGGAATATCGTTAATGGACTCAATGCAATTCTTCAAAAGAATTGTATCTAATTCTGCTGAAGTTTTATTGGTAGACGTAACAATAGCTTTTTGCGTACTTCCAGTAGGAAGAGTTACTACTACATCTCCAACCTTACATTTAACGGTAAAAATATGGTCCCCATCAAGTTTTTTAAGGGGCACATCTTTAACCAAATCTATTTCAAATACCTGCTCTACGCCACAGCTTGGGCATTCTCCTGGTCCAAGTTTAACCTCAGTACCAAAAGTAGCATTTCTAATAGCTAAAAGTAAAAGCTCACGATCTCCGGCATAGAGAGCATCTAACGTCTCTTTATCTGCGGGTTCATCGCCAATCTTTACTGTAGCTCTTTCTAGGATTGTTAGTAGGGCTTTACCTGGATCATTAATCTTAGAGATTAATTCCTCATCTATCCCATTTAATTCTCTAATCTCTGCTGTAGAAATTAAGCCCAAAAATGGATCTACTAAACCTCCCAATAGTTCAACCGTCGTATCAGGTGGCGGCAGTGTAGAAACCTTTTGGGTACTAGCTGCCACCACCGGATCCGGTGAAGTCATTGCCTTAGCTGCAATTTCATTTGCTAAAGCTGGATTGCTTGTCGCATTTATAGTCGTATCATTTGCCATGTTATTTACCTTTGTTTAATTTATCGTCCTAGGAAAGTCTTTCCATCGGCTGAACCTGTTGATGTGTAATCCTTTGCGTATTGTACATCAAAACCTTCATGAACTAGAACCATGTCTTCTACCATAAGGGTATTAGCACCTGCGTCTAGATTACTGTAGGAAAGTGATGAGATCCAAGCATTATAAACACGGAAGCGAAGAGAGGTGTGTTGATCTTCAGGAAGTGCTGCTTGAGCTCCCGCACCTGTATCTGCTTGTGGATTAGGATGACTTAAAACTTGGATATCAAGGTCGCAACGAAATCCTTGTCCTACGCCTGTTGTAAGGCTAGGGGTTAGGACTGAGAATAGACGCTTCATCCATTTTGGATTTGAATCTTGTCCCAACAATACTCCTTTAGAAAGAGTAATTGGAGTAAACGCAGATTGACCCGGGATCTGGTGAACGTTAGTATTGTATCCACCTTCACGGTAAGCAATTGGTTCAGTCGTTACAGATAGGCCAGATAGAGATACAAACCCCATCTTCATTGGCTTATCGCCTTTGCCCCATTCTGTTGTTGGATTAAAAGTTACTAGGAACTTAAAATTACGGACTGGGTCCGTCATTAAGGTACTAAGTAGATTTTCTGTTGGTGATGCCATTTTTATTTATCTCCTTTACGCTGAAGCGTTTCCGGTTAGTTGTCCAAGTTTAATGACAACGAACTCTGCTGGGTATTCAAGAGAAACTCCAACTTCAATATTAACTTTACCTTGCTGCATATCACTGAAGCTGGTTGTAGTTGCATCGCACTTTACGTAATATGCTTGAGTTGGGTTTGTTCCACGTAGGCCACCTGATTGCCAATAAGCAAGCAAGAAGCTATTTAAATTAGTGCGAATTTGAGCCCATAGACGTGAGTCATTGTTCTCAAACAAAGCAAATGATGTTAGATCATTCATAGACTTTTCAATGTAAATCAAAGAACGTCGAATGTTGATATAACGATTATTTGGAGTATTATCTAGAGTGCGACCACCCATGATAACGATACCTGCGCCAGGAACCTGACGAATGGCGTTAATAGGGTCAACACTTGTATTAATGGCGTCTAGCTCAGCGTTAGTAAACAAGTGTTCAGTAGATACGGCAAGAGCCATAACATTTTGAAGACCTGCTGGAGTTTTAGATGGACCACGAGAAGCATCAGTTGCAATGTATTGACCAACAACACCAGCACCAGGAGCTTGTAGACGAGTTACGCCAATGCTCTTAGTTGTATCTGGGATGTTATACCAAGGATAGTAAGCTGCAGCAATATTTCCTGAAGTAGCTCCAGAAAAAATTGCGTATGTTGCAGTTACTTGAGTTTGTGCAGCTGTTGCTGACAGTCCAGAAGGAGTATCAAATACTGCAAAACAGTCAGTACGACTAGAAGCATAAACCACAGCATCGCCGTGAAGTTGTGCGGTTAGAGTACCTGTTGCAGCATATGGAGCATCTGGTGCGTAAATAACCAATGGGTTAACTATTGAATCAAATGTTGTCCAAGCAGAAGCATAATCTGCACGTGCAACAGTTGTACCATCACTGCCCCCAGAAAGCGCAACAGGTGTTGCGTTAACTGCTGGAGACTTTGTATTATCTAAACTATTAGAGATATTAATTACTGAAGTAGTATTAGAGTTAACAACAGATAAAACAAAATTTCTATCTGTCGAGGACATACTTAAATCGGTGTAAGACTCAAGCAAAGTTGTGGTTGAGTTTCCATTAACAGTAGTTGTCTGGTAAACCTCAAGACCAAAACGAGAAGCAGATCCTGCGGTTACAATCTTAACTGAATAAGCACCAGACCAAGCTCCTGCGCTAGCAGCGTTAATAGTAAATACTGTATTAGAAGCTGTTGTTACAGTAACAGTAGCTGTGGCAGAGGCACCAGTAACTGCAGTACCTGTAGCGGTACTTGTAACAGTAAACTGTGAGCTTGAGCGAGTAGCAATAGTTGCGCTACTTAAGTTAAATGCTGTTGTTGAAAGACCAGTAATAGTTACTGTCTGTCCAACGGCAAATGTGTTAGTAGCTGTGTATGTAACGGTATTACTTAGAGCCGTAGCTGTAGCTGTAGCACCAGTTACTGCGGTTCCTGTAGCAGCATTTGTTACTGTAAATTGTGAACCAGTAGCTGTAGCAATTGTTACAGAAGTTAAGTTAAAAGCAGCTGTAGATAAACCAGTAATAGATACTGTTTGACCAGCTACAAACGTATTAGTTGCTGTATAGGTAACTGTACCGGATGCAGCTGATGCTGCGGTAACTGTAGCTGTAGTAGATTGACTAGAGGCTGCAGTAACTGTAGCAGTAGTGGTAGTAGTGGTTCCGGTACCATCGTTAATAGCGACAGTTCCTATTCCAGAACCTGATCCAATAACACGCTTTACATATAGGTTGCGGCCGTTATTAGCAAAAAAGTTATAAGCAGCCCAAGTAGTTGGGTATAAGTCATTTAATCCACCAAAAGTCTTAACAAAATCTGGCCAAGTACTTACTTGTACAGGTGCTGATGTAGGACCTTGTGGAAGAATTCCAACAAATGCTCCGACAGCGTTTGCAGTATTTGCAGCCTGCACAGCTTGTGGAAGAGACACTTCTTGGATATAGACTCCGGGACGGGCAAGATTTGCCATTCGGGGTTTCTCCTTTAGGGTTAGGTTGTTTTCTTAGTGAGACGGGGTTGTTTGCCAAATAGTTGCGTTAAGGGTAGTTTGATACCCTAGTGATGTATTGACATCGGTTACAGTATAAACTGCGCTGAGTTGATCAGGGAACAGTTCTGCACTGATTCGAATATTATAGACATTACTGAATAGGCGTTTGCCACCTTCAGTAGTATCTCTTTTTGAGAAGCCCAACATATCTAGACGACGCATAGTGCTATCTTCTGGGATGGTGAGTTGCCCAAATCTAAGTGGTAGTCTGCCAGGTGCAAATAACTTAGCCATAATCTGACGATCATGACGAGGTTGACGAGACCATGTGGAGACTTGGTAGATAAGGTCTACCGGGATAGGAAAGTTAACTGGTTGACTTTCAGTAGTGTAATTTGGAGTCATACCTTCAGGAGTATAGGTAAGGTCTACACTTCCGCGATGAGCGCGTTCGATATCTTCACGAACACCTACTAAATCTAAAGTTATATACGGGTAGCTCTGTTGACGGATATCTTTATCTGGTTGGCCATAGTAAACAGCAACTGGGCGGGTGGCATTTCCACTATCAGATACTGTGATACCTGAGAGTAGAGTTTTTAATGCAGCATCCTCATTAATAATAAATGGCATTATTTAACCCCTAAAACAAATGTGCGTAAAGCCGGAGCAGGAGGAACATGTTGAGTTCCATACTCTAATGTAAGTACGGCTTCTTCAATTTTTTGTGGGTAAGAAATAGAATGGCCAGTACCATTGTGAGAAATTTTAATATGATCTGTAATTTCTGCAGGCCAGCCATATGAAGTTGCATGGCTACGAAGCTTTGCAGTATAGTGAGGGATTACTTGTTTTTCCGCTTTGACTATAGCACTATTGAAGAGTTTTTTAATATTAGCCACGGTTACGGAGCCACTTCGATAGCAAAAACCCCGCAGCAAAACCAACAACGATTTTCTTACCACCGTTTTGGTTAAGGCTGGCTAAGCCACGAACAAACTCCTGTTTATCGGCATCAGTCTCTTCACGAGCAAGCCGATTAGCTAAATTAATCATAATTCCTCCATAGGAAGGCGCAGGGTGTTACAAGCAGGGTTCCAGATTGCTCTGGCGTCGTTCCCTATAATAAACGAAAAAGCCCCCACTTGGGGGGCTAAGTCGTTACTTCTTTTTAGCTTTTTTTGCTTTACAATCTTTGCACTTACCGCAAGTACAGGCTTTCTTTTTGCCTTTAACTTTATCGGCTAGCTTGGCATCATTCTTTTCGTCCTGCTTTTCAAACTTCTTCTTTTGAGCCGGGGTCATGCCTTTTTCAAACTTCTTATCATTGTGAGCCATTACATGCCTTTCTTTCTTACTGCGCTAGTCTTCTTAGCCTTACTTTTTGAGTTAGACTTTTTAGCAAACTTTTTATTAGCAGCAGATAGGGTCTTCATGCCATGCTTATCTTTTGGCTTACCACAGCCACAGGTAGCACACATTACTTCTTACCCCTACCCTTGATGTTATTAGTCTCACGGCCCTTGATGTTATCAGTCTTACGGCTTGGGTATGATCCTGAAGAGTCTTTTTTACTAACGCGCTCTTTGCCAGAATCAATGTGCATCTTCTTAGCGTTGTCTACAACTTTTCCAGTGCCTTTGCAGCTTTCGCAGGCTTTTGTTGGGGTTGCCATTATTTCTTACCTTTCGTATGGGGGTTTTTCTTATGCCATTCTTTAGTTGCCTTGACGCCTTCTTTAACTGTCTTAGCTCCAGCTTTCTTGGTGAGGTTAATCTTATCCCACTTAGGGTCATTTTTCCCCGCATGGTCAACTATAACGTCGCCCTTTTTATTCTTCTTTACTACGTGGACTTTGCCACTAACCTTTAGTTTTGCCATTTTTACCCCTATAGTGAAGTCTGATCAAAGGCAGAATAACCAGCATAGCGCTGGAACTGCGCGTCATTTACTAGTTCTTCCGGATTTACCTGTTCACAGGATATCTGTAACAAGGTGTATTTGTTCTTAATTATACCGTGTGGTGATACCTGTGTCGGAGAGAATACTTCATTTCTGAATACGATTCTATCACGCAGGTATGCGTCTGGGTTTATCTCTATAGTTGAAAGCTCACGACGATTGGCCGCATTTCCACCATAAAAGTTTAGATGGTTTTCAATAACATCAACGTTAATTGTAACGGTTAAGATATCTGTGTTATAGAAACCACGGTCGTTCTGTACCGTAGCACCCTGCTCTAAATGGGCATTAACTACAGGTATAGTAAATGGGCTAAGCCACTTACGACCTCCACCAACTACTGATGAACCCACATCATAGATTGGATCTACCGCAGTATTTACTGGATCAAAAATCCACCAGTCTACAAATGTACCGACAGTCTGTACTAATTCAGTAATAGTACCGGAGACAAAAGACCCACGTTCATACTGGATGTTGAAGCGTCCCTCTTTTTGGTCTCCACGCATCTTTACTCCGTATCTTCGGTGTATTCGCCCCATTTACCAATGGGACATGTTGCTAAATCTAACTTAGTTTTTGCTGCCATAAAGCATCCACACTTTAAACACTGCTTCGTCATTTTTTGCAAAAAAGGACAAGATAAACATATGGTATACCTAGCGTCAGCTTTTTCTTTAGGAATTGTTTGACTTTTAAGTCTCAATAAATCTAAAGGAGTAACTCCGTTTTTAGCTTTATATTCTTCCCAAGGATTCATTTTTTGCCTCCCCTACAAAACTTAGTTACCGGCAGCCTTAGCACGTGCAGCAAGAACATCTTCATAACGAGTGAATTTACCTGTGCTTGGGTTATATGTATCACCCTGCATAATTCTATCAGTATTAAAACCTAGATCCACAAAAATTGGGTTGCTTTTAAAAGCTGCAAGAGTAGACTCTTCAACAGCCATAACCTGTAGAACTTCGGTACCAACAATAAGTGCTACCTTAGGCAGGTCATCACGGTACGGATCTATTTGCTTATTATTTGACTCAGTAGCCATTAAAATCTCCTAAAATTAATTTACCAATTTCCTATAGTATACAGGAAACTTATATAAGTAAGACCTATAGTATTAAAGATACCGTTTTTTAGTGCGGTAAAGCTTTTTATAAACCCCGCCTACTTCCTTGCCGCCAGGCCCTTGCCTATCTTTTTCGTACTGTTCTGTTAACAAATTTTGGCTTACCCTAAATTCATCGGAAGGGTTAGTGATAATTTTTGAAGACCACTCATCTCTTTTAAAAGGGGTAATCTGGGCTATAGGGGTTCCTGCGGGTAAAACCCCACTAAACGTATTCTTAACAAGGAATGGAAAATTTATAGGCCTAAAATAAGAGTCTGTATCTACAACCCCACCAAGGGTATAAAAGGGTAGGTATGGGGAATTAGATGGATGACTTATCAAAGAGCTATACCCAGCTGGAGTTTTGATTACATATGGGTTAATCCACTTATAGGCAAAGACACAATACTCAGAAGAAAATGGCATACCCCCAAGTTGTTCTATGGGGTGCATACTTACTGGTTGATAGGATGTATTAAAAGCCCCGGATATTGTATGGTGACCTTTTTCCTCATCATACTTAAATGTATAGTCTCTAGCGGTAACAATATAGTACCCTAAAGTTAAAACATCTAACACAGGAATGCAACGTTTAATTGTAAAATTAGTGTGCGTAACATTTTCTTCTTCATGAGTAATTGAAGTTCTAATAGTAAGGTCTTTATACCAGTCAGGTATTTTATCTATGCCCCTTACTATATTTACGGGGGAACTATTTAAATCAGTATCAGTAAGCAAAAACTCAATTGTGTTATCTTTTGTTGGCGTAATGCTTAATTTTTTATTATTTTTAAACATCTGTATCATTTCTATATTTTTTAGGTACCCAAAGTTTAGACCTATAATAACCAAATTGCACAGACCTAGCTTTATTGGCAATAAATTTTTCTTTAGGACCGGCTACTTTAGAGGTAGCCATCCATTCTTGCCGATTAATCGGTATTAACTGAGCAAAAGGAGTTCCTTTTTCAATAACACCTGTCCAACCTTCTTTCAAAAAGAAAGGAATATTTCCATGAGGGACATATCTATCACTGTCTACTATAGCGGATAATGTTGTAAAAGGTAATTGTGCTTGGTTTAAAGGATGTGTAACAAGCACGCTCCACCCCTTAGGAACTTCCCAACCCCATTTACTATCCCATACCATGTGATTGTGAGAATGACCGGCAGGACGTGGAATCGTATACCCAATAGCTCCATTTCTTTCTTTAACCATTCCCCAATCAATGGCGCTATAAATATTTTCCCCCTTAGAATTTTTATCTAAATATTTGTACTTAATTTCTACCCCGTCATTTTTAGTAATTTCAATATCAACCCAAGTAGTAAGAAAATAACCTGAATTAAGAGCATCAAGAAATGGCATGCAAGATTTCATACCTGCAGCTTTTAAATCTGGGGTACTCATATCTAAAGCACCAGTTTCTCTATTAATAAAAGATTCCCCTTCTTTCCACCAATTAGGTAAAATTGATGCTGCGGGTATTGGAATATTAATTGGAAGAGTGTATCCAGAATCTAGTACAAACTCTATTTTTTTATACATTTTGCCTCCTTAAAAGTTATTTTATAAACTTATTGTTTTTATATTTATATCCAACTTTAACCATAGTAAGGTCTAATACTTCAACAATTTTTGGATTACTTAATAAAATAGCAGCTAATCTTTCTTGACAGTGCATGATCTCTACTACTTCATCATCTATTATAAAAGCAAGATGTTTATTAACAGAAGAGGTATCTGGCAATAAATTTTGTTCTATAATATTTTTCATTTGTAAGTCTTTATACCAATGAAAATGAAAACCTAATTTATGCGGCAAAGATTTTATAAAGTTTTTTCTTTTGTTATTTTTGTATTGTTTAAGTTCTTCTTTGTACCGATTTTTAAATGCCATTTTTATCCCTAAATTGTTATAAAGTCTACTTCGTAACTAGAAAATGTAGTGCCCTGTGCATAGTTTGCTGGAGCAAGAATTATACCATGAGTTGTAGTTGCTGTGTAACTTGGGGCTGTATAGGTCTGATCAGAGCCAATTTGACTGCCAAATCCTGAAGCTGAATAGGCCCTAACAGTTATGTTTCCTGTTGATCCGTATATTAATGTTTTAAGGCCAACAACTAAAGATGAAAAAGTAAACGTTGCTGCCGTAGTAATTGTTCCAGCTATAGACTTAAGAACATTTACTGTATAGGCATAAGAGTACGTAGTTGTATAATATGGCGCATTAGTTCCAGTAGCGCAAGTATAATTATAAGCTGCGTTACTTCCTGAAGGACAGGAAAAAGAATTTCCAGTGTTACTACCACCATCAGGACAAGAATAATTATACGTCGGGTTAACTCCAGAACATGAATAATAAGTGGTTGGATTAGTTCCGATAGCACATGTATAGGAATTGTAATAACTGCCGTAAACGTAAGAATAACAGGTGCCATAGATAGTATTTCCAGGGGTAGAGCAAGTACCAAAATAGATATTTCCACCACCAGTACATGTACCATAGTTGGGATTTCCAGCGTTATAGCAAGTGCCGTAGTTAGTAGTAGCGGGGGAATAACAAGTACCGTAGCTAGTACTACCAGCTACATATTGAGTTTGAGAGTTTTGAGTTTCATTAGTAGCCGTAGCCCACCAGTTATTGCTATCAGTCACCCAAAAAGCAGCACCAACACCTGGAGTTAAGCCATCTTGAAGAATCGTTACATCTGTAGAACCAAAGTCAATAGTTGCAATTGGGTATGTACTGGCAGCAGAATTAGCTGTTGCTGTGTTACTTACAATGCCCCAAGCACCGCGAATGTTACTCCAAGTTTTAATTCCATCAGGAGAGCCTAAAGAAGTGGCGCTAGTAGTACGTTGAAAGTTATCTAAGAAAGTAGATAAAAACCATTTTTTCCATACACCGCTAACTTTAACCCAACCAGAGGTTACGTTATGCCAACCAGAGGCCCCCCCTGTAGTTACCTTTACAAATATAGTTTTAGCGGCATGGTTCCAAGACCCACCTACTTTAATCTGACCTTGCATTATACGTAGACCAACCAAATATCTCCATCAAGATATCCTGTGGTAGTAGAAGGTGCCGCAGTGTTTAAATAAATATTACGAACTACGCCAGAAGATGTGTTTGCTGCAGTAACCGCAGCGTTAGCTGTAGCTAGGTAGGTAGTTGGGGTAGCCCATGTTGCGGTCGTACCATTGCTTGTTAAAACGGTTCCAGAGGCCCCTAGACCGAGTCTAGAAACAGCCCCAGCTCCTGACCCTAGGATAAGGTCTCCAACCGCTGTAACGGTCGCTAGAGGGATTTTAGAGGTATCTGTAGGGATAGCCCAAGCAGCAGTAGTGCCATTGCTTACAAGAGCATATCCGGTAGTACCGATACCTAAACGACCGACCGTAGCATTTCCAGTTCCAAGTATAAGATCACCGGCAGTTGTTACGGTAGATAAAGGAATCTTAGCTGCCGCAGCAGTTGATGCCGCAGAGGTAGCAGAAGTTAAAGTTGTATAGTCTGAACTACCTACATAGAGAACGTTACTTCCGCTAACTTGTGGTAGGCCAGTAGAGCTTAGGGTAAAGATTCCTGCGGTAAGAAGATTATTAGTTCCGGAACTTGTAGTAAGAGTTAATCCTGGGGCAGCGGTTGCTGTAGTTACGGTAATTGTGCTTCCACCGGATTTAAAAACATAAGGTCCAGAAGACGTACCTTGTAAAATTCCCGCCTCAATATTAGCAATACGATCATAGAGAGTTCCCCAAGTTGTACTTTGAGAGAACGACCCAGACCATGTAGAGACAAGAGGATTTTGTGACGTGGCCGCACTACCGATAACTGTCTCAATCTGCTTTACTTCTTCTTGCAGAGAGTTAACGTTGTCAGCAATAACGGTGTTTACAAGGTCCTGTTGAGCGGTGTAGTTTCGTACGCTATTAGGAAATACAGCTGTCATGGTGCTCCTTAGTTATGCCCCTACTATAGCAGGAGGGATATCTATTAGGAAGGGTTTATACGCTTAAAATTATCTATAATGGCTTCCACATAGTTACTAGGAATGTCCATAGTAAGTAGTTTGGAAAATATAGCTTTTGACTCTTCGGCTCTTCCTATCCACCAACCAGCAACCGCTTTTTCAAACTCTAGGGCAAAGTTTCCAGGGTAACCTACATCAACGGGCAGGGGCGTTTGCTCAACTTTAGAAAGGCCCATAACTGCCCAGGTATAGGCTTCATGCCATTCCGCTTTTTGTTCATGATACTGGGCCATAATAAAATAAGCTTCAGGACGATCCGGGTTAACTATCAAAGCTTGGCGCCAACAATTAAGTACCGTATGCTCTCTGTTATTTTGGGTAGAAAGACAAACCGCCATTTTTAATAGGGAAGCATACGCCAGGTCATTGTGGGTATCTACCCCATATTCAGCAGTCCTCAAATAAAAGGTTATAGCAGAAGCTGCTTGCTTAAGATCTTCGTACTTAACCGCTACCCTAAAGTTTAACTCCGGGTTAAAAGGATCCTTAGACAGGTCTACTATCAACTCTTCAATTCTCATAGTTAAGGGCCTCCACGATTAATTCCTCTACCAATATACCTGGAGTACGAATAATGAAAGCGCAGTTATCGCTGACGCTAAAGCTTAGGAGTAGATCCCTATCAAGCTCTGCCGCTCCAACGCAGAATTCAATTCGAGCATCTAGGAAAGAGAAGGGTTTAGATAAACCTACTAGATCTAGATTGTTATTCCAGACACATAATCTATGACGATAGATGCCGTCTTTTTGAATTAAGTAATTTTTAAATAGATCTACTTCATGGGTGATTGAGATGTAACCGTCACCCCATCTGACAAGTTGAGACCCCCCACGTTGATCTTTGTTTGGTCTGATACCTTGCTTGAGGGATACTTGTTTGGTAGTTTTGATCTCTGGGATGTATTGCACAACTTCCACAGGAGAAGCCCACTTAATAAAATTATAAGGACTATCAGCAATAGGCATCCAGTTTTTTTCACAGTATGATGTATCAGGTTCTGGAGTCGGGATACGATCACGGCTAACCTCTTTAACAGTCCAAGTTTCTTTATCAATATCTATCTGGGTAAGTTCCATACGACCTTGACCACTAGTTGTGGTATCACGCCGCACCCCAATAATATAATACTTATTATCCCATTGAACAAGGCGAGCATCTTCTAAACCAACAAACTCCCAGATAGGAGTGTGTAGATTTAACATCTCTATTATTGTGTGGTTAATAACTTCAAGGTTTTTATCTAACCTTACTAAGTAGTTTTCAGTAATTAAACGTTGATCTTTTTCAGGGTGTAGGTATGCCAAAGGGCCCCAGGGTGAGGGAAAGAGTTGTTTATTCTCAGAGTGGTATAACGTATAGTTAGTAGCCCTGACGTTAACTAAGATGTCCCCATCACTATCTATGTAGATAGATGGATTCATCAAAGCTGTAAGATCGTGTGGAAAAACTATGGGGGCTAACTTACCGCCTTGTTCTACCGCCCTCTGCACCAAATTCATGGTGTTTAGTCTACAGTAGGGTTAGCCACCTGAGCGACTAGGGCATTAATCTCTTCTTGGGTTAATCCCATATCAATTAGTTTTTGAGTAGCAGAGTCTATAGGCGCCACTGGTTCAGGGGCTGTAAAGCGCCCTGTCTCTGCATCATAAGTCCAACCAATTCCCGCTGGATTCTCATCTGTATATTCAATTAATTCTGCGCCCATAACTCTAGCCGCATCTTCTTTATCATCAGCAACTATTACATTGCTTACTATATTACCGCCCATTACTGCATATGTAGCCATTTTTATTTCTCCTTAGTAGTAAAGGTATACAACGCCGTTACCGCCTGAGCCAGCAGTACCTGAGTTACAAGCCGCTCCGCCCCCACCCCCACCTGAACCACCATTTCCGCCATTATTACCAGAAGCGGCTGAGCCGTTTGATGTGTAACCAGCGCCCCCGCCACCAGCGCCGAAAGATGTTCCTGTGCCTGATGAACCAGCACCGCCATTGTAAAAATCGCCTTGACCGCCAGCGCCACCTGATGCTGCTAATGTTGTATTTACTGAACCACCACCACCAGTAATCAAACCTCTTGCTGCGGCTACTGTGCTTGTTCCACCATTGTTTGCGCCGCCTCCACCTGAAACTCCTGCCCCGCCTGAACCACCAGAAGTTCCCCCACCACCTGCGTAACCAACAGCATTTGTAGCAGCAGCAGGTGCGCCCGTATAAGAAATTGTTGAAGTGGCGGATTGATTGGGAGTTGTTGCACCCCCACCTGCTCCACCACTATTGGTAGCCGCACCTGAACCGCCACCAGCAAAAACCATTCCGTAAATACTTGCACCGCCGTTTGCGCCCGCCGTTGCCGCTGAGGTTCCAGTACCGCCAGCGCCGACAGTTACGGAAGTTGTAACATAAGTCCAACCAGCAGAATAACCACCTGCTCCCCCGCCATTTGCGGAAGTTGTTGATGAAGCCCCTGCGCCACCACCGCCAATAACAACGGCGTAAACTCTGTTAATACCAGCAGGGATGGTTACTGAAAAAGTTCCAGGTGTGGCAAAAGTTTGCCGTAACTGAAGCCCATAAGGAGAATCGGTAAATGATGAATTGTTATAGATAGATACGCTCATAGTTTGCTCCTAGTAGAAAAGGTAAAGAATCCCTGCGCCGCCTGCGCCCGCGGTTGCTGGGGAACCACCACCCGCACCACCGCCGCCGCCACCACCAAGTCCACCAGCACCGCCAGTTGTACCAGAACCAGCAGTTCCGTTACCTGCAACTCCGCCACCACCACCGCCACCTGCGCCAGCACTTGAACCTGAATTTACACCAGCACCGCCTGTTGTTTGTGCGCCAGTCAAAATGTTTATTCCGTTACCACCATTGCCGCTAATGTTTCTTGTGCTTGATGATGCTGCACCAGCGCCGCCACCACCTGCTAAACCATTGCCACCATTTCCTGCTGTATTTGTTGCAGCAGTTGAGGCAGAAGCGTAACCACCATTACCGCCAGAAATTCCATCTCCACCTTTACTGCCAAGAGTAGTTGAAAGTGAACCAAAACCACCGCCACCGCCACCTCCAGTACCGCCAAATAAAATTCCTGTACCTGATGAACCAGCAATGCCGCCTGGAATTCCCCAATAATTTGTTGCACCAGCAGCATTATAAGAACCAGCACCACCTAAAACACCAGCGCCACCTGCTCCGCCGCCACCGCCCGCAATGATATTTCCATATCGTGTATAACCACCTGAAGTGGCAGTAAGCCCACCATTTCCACCAGCGCCCACAACACAAGTTGAGTTTGCTAAAGTCCAACCCCAAGCGACTCCACCTGCTCCGCCACTACCACCACCACCACCAACTGCAATGGCATAAACAAAAGTAATACCTGCGGGGATGGTTACTGATGTAGTTCCAGCGTAGATTGTTTGTTGTAGTTGTAATCCATAAGGCAAGATGAAATGTGTATTAGGAGTAGGCGTAGAAGATCCAGATGATGGATTCCAAGAAGAAACCTGTGAACTTACTTCGCCTCTAGGTAGATATTGATGCATACCTAGACCTTAGACTATACGATTAACGTAGCCTGAAAGCGCAATGACGTTGGCTGTTGAAGCGTACGCATAGATTGCCGAATATAAAGTAGAAGACGTATTGTTAGATAAAATTAATCCTGGCGTAATAAGAGTTAGACCAGATTGAGCGGGGATAGTAATAATCTGTTGTCCAGATATAAATGGAGATGCGCCTGTCTGAGCAATTCCATATTGAAGAGTTAACTGAGTAGCGGCGTTAGATAGGTTGTTTGCATAAAGCCAAACTTCATCAAGACCAGTACCTGTGTTGTTATGAATAAATGTACCTACTGTTGGAGATGCTGTAGCCGTACCAGTTTGAGAAGTAAGCGCACCAGTTGTTGTAGATAAGACTGGGGTTGTAAAGGTATAAGAGCCAGAAGAACCACCGACGGCGGTAATTGGTGAAGAAGAGACGTTATAAGGAGAAGATGCGTTAGAAGCAGTAAGTAAACCAGTAACAGTAACTAATTGAGTAGTTGCAAACTGTACTGTTGATGTAGTTGTATAAACGGCGTTATATGAAGTCGCTGTACCAGTCTGAGCAGTTAATGCCACAGATAGTGATGGGCTGTAAGGCACAGATGCGGTAAATGTAGTAGTAGACGGTACGGATGTAATAATAATGTTAGCCAAGTTAGCCAAGGCGTTGTTGGTTCCTGTTAAACCTGTAATAGTAATTAGTTGGCCAATAACAAATCCGTGAGCCGCTGAAGTTGTATAGGAAATAACGTTAGATGGCGCAGTTAGTGTCGCTGCTGTAACGGTTGCGGTGGTAGTCGTAGGGGAGGCCACGGCGGTAACATAGATACCAGAGGCAAGGGTGGTAGAGGCTGCAGTAACGAGGGTCGGGTAGGAATAAGGTTGACCCGATAAGATTACCTTGCT